CCTATCACAACATTAGATGAGAACGAAGCATTACCTAGATTACTTAATGTATTACTATTGATTTGATTCTGAATGATATACAAGTTAGAACCTATCACAACATTAGATGAGAACGAAGCATTACCTAGATTACTTAATGTATTACTATTGATTTGATTCTGAATGATATACAAGTTAGAACCTATCACAACATTAGATGAGAACGAAGCATTACCTAGATTACTTAATGTATTACTATTGATTTGATTCTGAATGATATACAAGTTAGAACCTATCACAACATTAGATGAGAACGAAGCATTACCTAAGTTACTCAAAGTATTACTGTTAATTTGATTTTGATCGATATATAAGTTAGAACCTATCACAACATTAGATGAGAACGAAGCATCACCTAGATTACTCAAGGTATTACTGTTGATTTGATCACCGACTATGTATAGGTTGGATCTGATAACAACATTAGATGAGAATGAAGCATTACCTAAGTTACTCAATGTATTACTATTGATTTGATTCTGAATGATATACAAGTTAGAACCTATCACAACATTGGATGAGAACGAAGCATCACCTAGATTACTCAATGTATTACTATTGATTTGATTCTGAATGATATACAAGTTAGAACCTATCACAACATTAGAGGAGAACGAAGTATCACCTAGATTACTCAATGTATTACTATTGATTTGATCACCGACTATGTATAGGTTGGATCTGATAACAACATTAGAAGAGAATGAAGCATTACCTAGATTACTTAATGTATTACTATTGATTTGATCACCGACTATGTATAGGTTGGATCTGATAACAACATTAGAAGAGAATGAAGCATTACCTAGATTACTTAATGTATTACTATTGATTTGATTCTGAATGATATACAAGTTAGAACCTATCACAACATTAGAGGAGAACGAAGCATCACCTAGATTACTTAATGTATTACTATTGATTTGATTCTGAATGATATACAAGTTAGAACCTATCACAACATTAGATGAGAACGAAGCATTACCTAAGTTACTCAAAGTATTACTGTTAATTTGATTTTGATCGATATATAAGTTAGAACCTATCACAACATTAGATGAGAACGAAGCATTACCTAAGTTACTCAAAGTATTACTGTTAATTTGATTTTGATCGATATATAAGTTAGAACCTATTACAACATTAGAGGAGAACGAAGCATTACCTAAGTTACTCAAAGTATTACTGTTAATTTGATTTTGATCGATATATAAGTTAGAACATATCACAACATTAGAGGAGAACGAAGCATTACCTAAGTTACTCAAAGTATTACTGTTAATTTGATTTTGATCGATATATAAGTTAGAACCTATTACAACATTAGAGGAGAACGAAGCATTACCTAAGTTACTCAAAGTATTACTGTTAATTTGATTATTGAGGATGAATAGATTTTGATCGATATATAAGTTAGAACATATCACAACATTAGAGGAGAACGAAGCATTACCTAAATTACTTAAGTAATTATTTATTATAAGATTACTATTAATAATTTCAGAATTATATGTAACAATATTACTTGTTATGAATTGTGCATTTGAAACGGTGAGAATTCCGTGTATAGTAACATTACTTTGAAAAGTAACAAAATCACCTTGTGTTAAAGGTCCATTTATAATAACATTAGATGCAAAATATGAAGTTCCGAGATTTGACAACGTTTTACTTATAATTATATTAGAACAATTTGGATTTGCAGCATTAGAGAATGTAAAATTAGAGAGCGATACAAATTTAGGTAATAATTCCCATGTAGTCCAAGTATTCATTTAATTTATTAAAACAAGTTAAATATTAAAAAAATTAAAAATTAAAAGTGCTTTGTGTATCTAAAATTCGTGCATCATCAACAATCATCTTAATTTTCATTGAAATTGAATTTTGTAGAGATGAATTCATAATATTTCCATTATTTATTGGGGAACTTATTTGACTATTATAATTATTTAAACAATTTATTAAATTCATAGTAACTTGGTATTGACCAATTGATTTATTAAACTGACCTGGAGCATAAATATAAAATACATTAAAATAACCATTAGAGTTTGGAGTTCCGAGTTTTTTGATTTCAAAACCATCTGAAATATTAATATAATTATTAAAAGTCAAGATATCAGCATCAAGTTGAAATACTGATAATTTCGTCATCATAAAATTTTGTATTAATATAAAGTCGCCAATATAAAATTCATTTTTATCAAAATAAACATCAGTTGTAATTTGTAAAAAATCTGGATTAGCATTATCATAAATAACACTTAATATATTATATGAATCAGCACTAGAGTTAAATAATGACCCGTTTGGTTTTAATATTGATATTGATAATTTATTAAAATTTGAAAGTGGTGCTGGGTAGAAATATTTATGTTCTTTTTGTGTGGGATGTAAAACAACATATCCTCTTCCATTTTGACCTTTATAAGCTTTTTCAAATGATAAAATACAAAATGCTTTTCTAACAATATCATTTGTTCCATCATAAACATCATTAAATTCATCAATTGATAATATTAAATATGGATATGCAAATGTAAATTCATGGTTAAATGACGATTTGATAGGATCATTTATTTGTACAATTTCATCGGGAATTATAACTTTTGTTACTGCTAAACTTTCTACATTTCTATATTTTTGTTGCATACTATTTTTATTGGCAAAAAAATCTACAGAATACTTATATCTATTTGGTTCAATTAACCAATTTCTATCAAAACTGTTTATAGATAAATATTTATCTATTGTTTTTGATAAATTGTTTCTAGGTATAACTGTCATTTCTTTACCTTCACTAAATCTAGAATATGCATCTTGTAATTGTTCTGGTAAAGTAGATACTGAACTGGATATTTTGGCCATAATAGCTTTTGGATCTTGGTTTTGAATATTATTATTATCATTAATTTCTCTTTCAACCGATATTCTATCCATCATAATACTTTGTTGAGTTGCAAAGCTAGACTGTGAAGATTGATTCATTTGTTCATCTGGATTTTTAGGAGGTGGGGGTCTTTTAGTTTCTATATCATCTAAAATAACATTTCTTTGGTTTTCAAATTCTTTAAGTTGTTTAATAAAATCATCTTCCCTTTCAGCTTTATCTACTGTTGGAATGATAAGTTTATTAATATCAGGCATCTGTTTTTTTTCAATACCAATTTCTCTATCTCTGTCAGATATTATTCTGTCTATAAAACCTTCTCTAGATTCTCCTTGGTTTTTTTTATTATAAGGGTCTCTTTCAGGAATCATTGACATTGTATTTAATTGTCTATCTCCAAATATTGATTTATCTCTAGATAAATTTTGAATATTAGGTTTTCTTTGTTTTTCAGATAAATTATATTTTTTAATTATTATTTCTTTTGCAATATTTAATACTCTTAGATTTTTTGCTTGTAATGGTATTTGAGGTTTATCTTTACATTCATCATTAACTTTACTGATTAAATCAAATAATAATTTTCTCATATAGGCTTCATCTTCTGATGAATTAAGATTTAAAGCATATGTTTCTGTCATATAATCTTTTAAAATACTGACAGTTAATCTAAGGTTATCTTTCGTAAAAAAGTTACTATTATTCATATTTATTTCACTTTATATAAATAATACTTAAATTAATTATTTAAGTAATACTTATAAAGTATTTAAAATGATATAAACAAATAAACAAAATAACTAAATAAATAAATGCAAAATCAAAATATTACTAATATAAGTGATGATGATTATAGTAAATATGGTGTTATTAAACCTCCTCAGGATTTTTTTAAAGATAATTTAAAATATACAAGGATTGTTATAGATAGTCGTGTTCGAGATACTATTTTATATCCTTTACAAAATGATTATTATATTAATTTCGAAGATGATATAACAGATGTTATATCTGCTCAACTGGTGTATATTGATATACCTTTTTCAAAGTATTTAATAAATCAATATTTTAATTCATTAAATGTAACTTATAATGGAAATACATATAATGTTGTATTACCAACAGGTGATTATACAGATGCATCATTTTTAACAGCAATGCAAGGTGCTTTAAATACTACTATAGGAACTGGAGCAATTACTATAACTTATAATGCATTATTAGATAATTATACATTTACAAGTACAAATAATTTTGGATTTAATTTTCAAAGTCAAAAGAATAGTTTAGGTATGTTATTAGGATTTAATATTAATAAAAATTATGTAGCTACAAGTGGTGCAAGTTATGTTTTAAACTCAGAATTTAGAAGGAATTTAAAATATAATAATTATATTATTTTTGATATAGACCAATTCGATTTATTAAAAAGTGCTGATTCTAGTTTGAATAAAAGCTATGCAACAATTCCAGATAATTATGATTCATTAAATATATCAGATAATCCTCAATATATAAAAATTTTTTCTCCTCCTATTCCAAGATTATTAAAATTACATTTACAATTTTCAGATCGTTTTGGTAATCCATATGATTTTCAAAATCAAGATCACCGTTTTGAAATATTATTAACAAGTTTCAAACAAAAGAGAAAATATGGAAATATTTTTGCACAATAAATTATATTATTATAATATATATATAATATGGCATTAGGAACAGCGTTAATAGCAGAATGTATTGGAACTATAATTTTCTTCTCATGTATTTTATCATGGGGAGAGCCCATTCCAATTGTGGTTGGCCTTTTAGCAGCAATTTATGGGTTTGGAAAAATAAGTGGGGGTCACTTTAATCCTGCTGTATCATTCATGATGTTACTTAAAGGAGATTTAACACCAATTAGATTTATATCATATATATGTGCTCAATTAATTGGAGCAACATTAGCGCTTCTTTGGTGGAAAGGAACACTTGGAAAAGTTGTAAAAGCTAGCATATCTACATTTAAAAGCTAAAAATTTAAAATTATTTTAAATTTTTACTTGAATTATCCAATTTTATATTTCAATTATTTTTATAATTATATTTCATACAAAAAAATTGAAAGTATTTAAAACTTATTTTAGATATAACTATATTAAATACTTAATAAAAATGACGCTACTAAGTTATATTTCTATTCCCTATACTTCACAATCAAATGAAACGAATTACATTAGGTTTGATTTGATGACAAATAAGGTTTTTGTAAAAGATGCGGAGGTTTTAAATTTGGAAGAATGTAAAGATGAGATGGGTGAAATTATGTGTGATGAACATGAATGTGTAGATTGTTGTGATCATGAGAGTGATGATTGTTGTATCTATGATCATAAAAATGAATTGATTGAATTAATTAAAAATGAATTAGTAAATGAAGAGAAAAAGGGTGAAAACGAAGCCTATATTGCAGAACTAAGAGAAACACTTGCTAAAATGCAAATGTAATTTGGAAAAATATATTTAATTATATAAATTTATTTTTTATTTTAATATGGTGATTGTTTTACCAGATTTTAATTGTAATTTTAGGTATTTTTATGTAAGTTTAAAAAATTATATGAAAATATTGTCCGGTATGAAATTATCGGAAAAACAAAAAAAATTAGTATTTGATGATTTAAACCATTTATTTGAAAAAGGTTATGAAGTTTCAATTGATATGATCAAGTTAAATGATAAAGAATTAAAGTATTTAATTCAAAATGATCCATATAGCCTCCAAGAGGAAATTGATTTAAAAAATAAACATGTAATTTATCCAGGAAATTTTTATATTAAACATATATATCCAGAGATTGAATTTCAAGCAACTATATTTTTTTAATATTAACTTTACGATATCCAAATTTTCCAGTTTTAGCTGATTTTTTCTTAATATACATATTTTCTCCTTTTGAATATACTTTATAAGTTTTACCAGCTTTATCTTTGTATTCTTTAGAGGTTTTAATGTATTTATTTTTTGATCCACCAAGTCTTGGAAGTGGGAATAATACTCTAACATTATTAATATTTATTGTATTATCACTAAGAATAGTCATTTCAGAATCATTATAAAGTTGGAATTTGTTTCTTATTAAAGCTATCCCATTTTCCCATTTATTTTCATTAATGGTAATAATCCCATTAGATTCTACGATGGGGTATGGATATTTATTAATTGGTATATTATTATATTTATTATTAATAGTTATTTTATTATATTTTTCTGGATTTTCGAATATTATTCGTAATTGTTGTATAATATCTGCGCCTCTAAAAATTTGAGGCTCTAAATATTGAGATTGATCTGAATTTTGAGATGATGATGACCAAGACATTTTTAATTATTATAATATATTTTTTTCATATTGTTGTTTTATTTCAAGGTATAAACATATTTTGCATTTTCAGAAATCAGTTGCCCATTCTGAATTTTTAATACACCCATCTTGATGAAACTTCATATTGTTGATGATTTGGTAATCAGACTGTTTTCCAAACGATATTTTCATTAATTGTCATAATGTAAATAAACTATATAATTAAATCTTATTTTGATGGTGTATAAATAACATCTCGGATTTTATTTATTTCTGAATCAGTTCTCATATGTTTACAAATAAAATCAAATGGAACTTGTTTTAACATTTGAGTGACGAATATAATAGAGAACATACCACATTCTGAATTGGCAAATTGCTTTTGAATTTCATTACTTTGAACTTTAAATTTTGGATCATTGACTTGTGATTGAACTAGTTTCATAAATTCGACAACTTCCTTTGGTGGGGGGTTAGCTACCGAGTCATAATAGTAAATACCGAAATTTTCTTTTTTGGGATTAATATTACAGAATACAGAAACCCAATGTGATCCGGGTTCATTATGATAATCTAGATTTAATACCATTCCGAATTGTTTTTTCCCTTTGGGTAAACTTGTTTTAATATTAAAATTACATAAATCGTCTCCAATACATCTACCATATTCGTCATTATATGCAAAATCTATAGGATAAACACCTAGTAATTTAAAATCAGTATATAATTGTTCATATTGTTCTAGAACAAATTGTATATCATATGTATTTAACCATGTTTTTCTATCATCATACCATTCTTTAGGTTTTAATGGTCTAAATGAATTTTTGACTTTACTTTTAAGTTGAGGATTTTTAATAATATCATTATTAATCCAACATAATTCATCTGTACATATTTTTTGAAATGCTTTTTCAAGATCATTATGTAATTGTAACTTTGGTTGATGTATATTAATTTTTTTTTTTGATAATTTATTATATTCAATGGCAATAGAGATAAGATCATTATAAGAGTAACACGTACCATCTTTTTCACCATATTTAATCTGATTATAAGGTGAACAATATAATTTTGTAGCCGATTTTTCAGCATTTTTTTTATCTACTGATGGTGAATTTTGCTGATTAAACTTTTGCATTTGTTATTAAATTAAATATATAAATTTTTATAATAAATCTAAAATAAAAAAGAGGATATATCATCTTTTAAAATATATAATATGAAAAATAAATTATTAATTTTTTACACCTTAAATACTAATCAGATTTATGAGTTATCTGTTTACAGAATATAAATATATCATTTTTAATAGCTTCATCCAAATAAGAAATGAATTCTTCAAAATTTGATAATACAATTTCATTTTTTAAAATAAGAGTTTCGTATTTATTAAATTGTTTATGCAATTTATTAGAATATTCATTACTGCGATTAATTTCTTTTTGTGATTTCTTTTTGGAATTAATTAATAAATCTAAATATAAATCTTCAGATACGTCGTAATTATTCATTTTTAATTGATTTTACCAATTGATACGTCTTTATATAGTTTATAAAAAAAGTGAAAAGAAAAACTAGTTAAAAAAGTTTTGTGTTATTAATATAATGGATTATAAGAAAGGGGATGTATGCTCGTTCTTACTACAGTACCAGGTACAAAAAGGTAGCGATTTTACACATACTAGTATAGTGAAGCCAACAGGCTCATTTTATATCCCATCTGATAAATTAGAAAATTTTTTCGAGATATATAAGAAGGGGGTAAAATCAAATGATGATCTATATATAACCGAAAAACATAGAGATATAAGTCCATTTTTAATAGATCTAGATTTTAGATTCGAAAAAACACTAAAATTAGAAAGGGTATATACAGAGAATGATATACTTAGTATAGTTAATCTATATGTAAAATATATAAAAGAGTATATTGAAATTGAAAATGATTTTGATATATTTGTAATGCAAAAACCATTTCCAGTAATAGATAAAGATATTGTAAAAGATGGATTACATATAGTAATTCCAGATATTGTAACAAAACCGACTGTTCAATATGTAATTAGAAAGAAAATAATAGAAGAATGTGGTAAAATTTTAGATAAACTAAATCTAAAAAACAGCTATGAAGATGTTTTTGATGAAGCTGTTATTGAACGTAATAATTGGCAAATGTATGGGAGTAAAAAACCTAATTGTGAAAGATATAAAATTACAAAAATATTTAGATGTTCAAAATTAAATGATAAACTCGTGGAAAAAGAGATTGATATTAATGATAATAATTATGTAGATACTTTATCTATAAGAAATAAGTATGATGGAGTAATTATAAAAATTGATAAACAAAATGAAATTGTTGTTCAAGAACAGGAACAACAGAAGAAAAAGAAGAATAAAATAATGGGTGATGGAATTCTTCAAACTACACAGAATATGAAAAAGAATGTTTGTGATAATCTAGAATATGTAAATAAACTTGTTGAAATTTTAAGTGAAAATCGTGCAAATATATATATAGATTGGATTCGTGTAGGCTGGTGTTTAAGAAATATTGATTATAGATTGCTCGAAACTTGGGTAAATTTTAGTAAAAAATCACCAAAATTCAATGATGGTGAATGTGAAAAAGTATGGAATTATATGAAGGATGATGGATTAGGAATAGGTACATTACATATGTGGGCAAAACAAGATAATTTAGAACAATATAAAACAATTATAAAAAAAGATCTATCAAATTTGGTTTTCAGAAGTAAAAATGAAACCCATCATGATATTGCACAAGTTGTTCACTTTATGTTTAAATATGATTATGTTTGTGTATCTATAAAAAACAATTTATGGTATGAATTTAGGAATAATCGTTGGGTAATTTGTGATTCAGGTTATGGATTAAGAGGGAAAATTTCAACAGATGTATGTAAAGAATACTTAAATCATGCAGGTATTTGGAATCAAAAAGGTTCAACGGAAGATGATGAAAGTGAACAACAAAGATGTGCTGAAATTGGTAAAAAACTAAATGGTATTGCAATAAAATTAAAACAAGGACCTTTTATAGATAATATTATGAAAGAGTGTAAATATTTGTTTTATGTAGAGAAATTTGAGGAGAGATTAGATAGTCGAACTAATTTGATTGGATTTGAAAATGGTGTTTATGATTTAGAGACATTTGAATTTAGAGAAGGGAGACCTGAGGATTATATTTCATTTTCAACAAATATTAGTTATCTTCCATACGATGAATCACATCCAATTTCAAAAGAAGTTGATAATTTCCTGTCAAAAGTATTGATAAAATCACACATGAAAGAATATGTATTATTACTATTATCAAGTTTCTTGAATGGAGGTATTAAAGAAGAACGCTTTCATATTTGGACTGGTAGTGGATCCAACGGAAAATCGAAAACAATCGATCTCTTTGAACAAGCTTTTGGAGATTATTGTTGTAAACTTCCAATTACTTTATTGACACAAAAACGAGCAGCATCAAATGCAGCAACTTCAGAATTAGCAAGAACAAAAGGGAAACGTTTTGCATGTCTTCAGGAACCAAGTGAAGATGAAAAGTTAAATGTAGGTTTAATGAAAGAATTAACAGGGGGGGACAAAATTCAAGCCAGACAAATTTATAAAGAACCAATTGAATTCAAACCACAATTTAAGATGATATTGACATGTAATAATTTACCGAATGTACCATCAGATGATGGAGGTACTTGGAGACGTATTCGTGTAGTAGAGTTTCAGTCTAAATTTACAGATGCTCCCAATCCTGAAAGGGAAAATGAATTTTTAGCAGATACAGATTTATCTGAAAAATTTACAACATGGAAGGAATATTTTATGGGTATGTTGATAGAATATTATAAAAAGTATCGCATGGATGGAATTACAGAACCTGATGAAGTGTTGCAATGTACTAAAGAATATCAGAAAAATAATGATATATTTTTGGAATTTGTTGAACAAGAATTTGAAAAACAAGAGGATGAATTTATTTCATTTCCTGATATTGTTTCATCATTTAAGAGTTGGGGAAAAAATAACAATATTAATATTCCAAGTATAAATCTTGGTAAAAAGAATTTTACCAAAGTAGTTAGTAAAACATTGGGACCAGGAATAATAGTTAATAAATTAGATGGATGGAAAGGGTGGACATTTAAGAAAACAAATAATTTAATTAATGATGATTTAGATTAAATATTAAAACTATTTAAGATTTAAATAATATATTTTTCTATTAATTATGACAAAGATAATTGAATTAAATGCTGATTTGATAAATGCAATAGATTTATCAGAACAAAAAAAATATATTGAATGGAATAAGAAAAATATTGAATATTTTGATTTACCAGCTGGAAAAGAGCATTATAAATTATTAAGCTATATATCAACATGTTTAGAAGATTCTAATGCACCTCCTTTAATTGATATTGGAACATATTTTGGATTCAGTGCTTCTGCATTATCATATAATAATTCAAAAGTTATATCTTATGATGTTTGCGATTGGATTCCGGATAATGAATTTAGTATTAAAAATAATGACAATATTGAAACTAAAATAATGAATTGTGTTAACGATATGGATATTATTAAGGATGCATCCTTTATTATATTAGACATTGATCCTCATAATGGAGAAGAAGAACGTGTAATAATCAAAGCATTAATTGATAATGGTTTTAAAGGGTTTTTGTTACTAGATGATATTAAATTAAACAAGGATATGCAAGATTTTTGGGATGAAATTACATTACCTAAAATAGATGTGACATCAGTTGGTCACTGGTCAGGAACTGGAATCGTTTTATTTAGTGATATGTATGATATTGTTGTTACTTAAAGAAAATAATATAAATATTTTAAAACATGGATTTGATTCAAAATAGTATGGCAAATATCACACAAGATTTTCAATATTCTATACCACCGATTGATAAAAAAAATATGTTTTATAAAATGACATCTGAATTAATAATTAGATTTAATAATGATAATTGTCCAGATACAAACGAATATATTAAAGAATATAATGGTATATTAGATAAATTAGGTTGGGGTTGGAAAATTAATAAATAAAAAATTTGATAAAGTATTTAAAAATAATCTATTATCATTATAATAGTGATTCATTATGAATAACCGTGATTATATTACAACAAGTATAAAAACAATTTTTGAAATGTTAAGTGATAGAAAAATAGATATATCATCAGTAACAGATGATGATATATCAGAATGGATTAATAATAATTTTAATAAGTCAAACTTTAATATTGTAATTAACAAAATTAAAATTTTGTACTATATGCAATCAAAATTTAAATGGCCTGAACTTAAAAAGATTATAGAAGATGATGATCAAGAATATACATTAATATTATTAGTTGTTAGAGAAAAAGTATCACAAAATAATATTAAGTTTATTCAGAGTTTACATTTACCAATTCAAATTTTTGATATTAAAGAATTACAATTTAATATTAAAAATCATGTTCTCGTTCCAAAACATGAATTAGTTGATGATGAACAAGAAGTTAAATCTATTATAGAAAGATATAGTCTTAAAACCAAATTTCAACTTCCTCATATATTAAAAAATGATCCTATGAGCAAATATCTCGGATTGAAAAGTGGTGATGTTATTAAAATTGTTAGAATCAGCCCAACTGCTGGCGAATATATAACTTATAGATGTTGTTTATAAAAAATTTTATTATAATGGATTTTACATAAAAATAAAGCAAATCAGTATTCAGTAATTCTTTTTTTTTCTCTTCTGATATTAAAAATGGATTCAACTTATTATAAAAACAATCTGAAATTTTTATATCAATCAGATGATACAAATGTTCCAGCAGTTTATAATGTTGATAATTTGTTATTCAATTATACAGATCAAGCAACATTTACAGGATCAGTAATTCCATCATCCTTCTTTAATAATATAACAGATTTACAACTTTATAAAGAAGATCCTGGTGATGTACAATCACGAATAAGTACAGTTGATAATATAAATTTACCAAAAATACCAACAACTACTACATTTACAGAAGTTGCTACACAAAATGAAATTAGAGTTGAATTAGTTAGAGGAGGTCAAATATCTACAGATACAATTCTAAAAGGAATAGCTCAAGAGATAGAATTTGTAACTTCTAAAGAATCTTCTCTTTTAGGATTAAATGGTGATATTACAAAATCTCATACGGCTTTTGACCAATATATGATAGGTATTTTATCAGCTGTATGTGCTCCTTGTTTTATTCAGGCGATTAAAAGATTACCAGCTAATTTTCCACCAAATACACCAAATAATTTACAGGATGCTATGAATGATGTTGGATTAAGAACAAGTTCACAAATAAATCAAATATTTACTCTTGTATCTATCCAAGTTCAAAAAAATCTTCAAGAGATTATTCTTCCGTTAACAAATGTAAGAATTGATGTAATGAATGATTTTAATAATACAAATGGAAGTTTCAGCAGACCCATGTATTATCAATTACGAAATAAAATTTCTAATGAATTAACTATACAACCTCCTGTTTTAATAGGATATGAGACAGAAGACTATACAAAAATGTATATTAATAAGATTTTGACTGATGTTTTTATTAAAACTTGTTATCCTTTATTACATTATTTATTTATTGATGCAATGATGAAAAAATATGCTCAAGTTGGGGATTTTATTAATATCAGAATAGCTCTATTAGCAAAGATATTTTATACATTTTACTTTGTTGATTATATTAATCAAAATATTTATGCCCCAGATAGTGCTGCTCAATCAGATTCAAATAAAAAAGCACAATATGATTCAATATTTACACAAATTAATACAAATTTAAATAATTATTTAACAAGTATTAATAATATTGATATTTCAACAAATCCTGGTAAAAATGCCATGGCTGATTTAATAAACTCTCTACACAATCTTTCAAATAATGTTGTTTTAAAATCTCAACAAATAAATGATATCAAAACACAAATTGTTGAAAATCAATCAGCATTAAGAAGTATTATTGCAAATGTTGATATTGAAAGAGGGAAATATGCATGGAAGATATTTGAATTTTCACTTATATTAATAGTACTATTAATTGTTGTTATTGGTTCAGGTGTATTACTATTTTTAAACAAATCTCAATATGTTTTTTATGTAGCTGGTGCTACATTAACAATAGTTATAATTATTAAGCTAATACAATTTGTAAATTCATTTATTACAAAAAATTAACTTCTTATTATTAAATAAATATGGCAGTAGATTCGCTTCAATCAAATAAGATTTTGTATTTAGATTTAACCCATAAATTAAATGATTATAATGAAATCTATAATCTAAATACTTATTTGGATGGTGCTAATAGTACAGAACTTGAAAGATTATCTTATACAAATGAAACTCTAAAAACTAGGTTATTAAAACTAAAACAAGAATATTTATTAGAAGATCGTGGTGTTAAAGCATACACATTTCGATCTAATATATTATATTTTACAACAATTATTACATCAATTGTATTATGTTTAGCAGCTGTATATGTTGAAGGTGGTGCTGGTGGATTAAGTGCACAAATGGCAGTTATGATCAGTATTGGAATAATAGTAGTTTATTTTATAATATTGTTATTTATAATAAGGGCAAATATTGAAAGAAGATATTATGCATATGATCAATATTATTGGGATCAAATGAAAAAAAAGACCTAAATATATAATTAAAAATAATAAATATAATTAAAAATATATAATTATATTAAATGAGTTCATCAATAACAGTTACAGCTACAGCGCCTAATAATAATACAAATCAGAGTAGTATTAAGTCAAATATTAAAATAGCATTTATAGGTTTTTTAGGAATTGTTATATTCTTAGTACACGCCGGATTATTATATTATAATATGGGTGCATTTAATGCACTATTATGTTTATATATAATAGTATATGCAATTATAGTATTAATTGTCACAGGAAAAAATACAGGATGTTATTCTAAAACATCTTTTAATATACTTGTAAATTTCTCATTATACACTGTAATCCTGCAAATATTTATATTAGGATTTGTTTTAATTAAAATATTTACAAGAAGATAATTTTAATAAAAACAATTTAAATTATTTTTTATTTTTATCCTTCTTGAGGATTTGAAATAATTTGTTTCGCCATTTCAGGTGTTAAATGTTTTACATATTCTTCAAAAGGTTTTGTATGGTAATCTAATGAATAATCTGAAAGCCCCTCTGAAATTAATATTGGATCATATTCAATTATATTACAGTATGGTTTAGGAAAATTTGATATAGTTTGTCTTACATTAGTTTCATCACGTAGTACACGAGTATCATCAGTGTCGTCATAATTCCTTCTATAACCTTGTTGATATTCTGGATTTGAAATTTCATTTTGAAACTTTTCGACAGATGTTGTACTGTCGAGCTTTGCGACTCCACCAGTTGTACTGTCGAGCTTTGCGACTTCTAAAATATCTGAATTCATTGGAAAAATAGATTGCCCACGAATCATTTGTTCTTTATTAATAGGTCTTTCCATACTTGTAATAATATGTTGTGTAAGCTCTTGAGATGTTTTAACTTCCTGTGTAGCTTTTTTATTCATTGAAATTATATCTTCTTTATTTAAATTTACTAGAATAATTAAGAATGCAATCATAGATAAAACAGCTAATTGTAAATCAATAAATGATAATAATACAATGATAATAAGTAATATTATCTTAATTGGTGTATAATTAATAAATCTCAACCATGAATTATTAATAAAAGGGGAAATTACTATATATGCAAATATAAAAATTTTAAAAAACAAAAGAACGTCTTCTTGTTTTATATCCATTATATATTGATAAGACACAAAAATTTAGGATTTAGTTATTGAATTATATTTAAGAAATTTAATTTCTTCTTCTAAAATTGAAATTTTTTCCTTATATTTAATTACTTCATATGATGGATTATTTTTAATAATCCTATATAAAAGTTTTTGTAAATATTCAAAAGAGTAATGTTCATTTATCGTAAATAATTCTGTTTGTTTTTTATCATTTATTACTAGTGATCTATGTAAATTACGAATCATTAATTCTTTTTCAAAAAGATCTTCGATAACATCTTTATTATCTGTTATTTTAATTACTCTCATATCAAAGTTTTCAAAATTTTTTCGATGAGCATTGTATTCTCGTTCAAAAATTTTACCACTAATTCCGTATTTATAAATATGCTCATTATTATATTTCCCTACATCAGCTATGTAAACAACATTTTTATTATTAAATTTGTAAAGATCATTTTTTTTATAAAAATGTGAACAACATTTTGTTCTCAAAGCTGACATTCTTGTATTTATATCTGTAGTTGATTATAAAATATAAAATCAATTTTTTGTAAAAAAAACTTATTCGATTATATCAACTAATATTAATAGATAATGTCAGCACCTTATAAAGCTAGTTTTGCTCTTGCCCCTAGCAACACTTCTATTTTACCTGGGTCATTATGTAACGATCTCCTAATATGGACTGGGAATTCAAATCAAAATATACTCTTTGGTGTATCTAATGTCAATACATATATGTCTGTGAGTGGCAGTGGAAACATGTCGCTCTCTGGAAACGTAGCTTTCTCTAATCAACTTCAACTAAGTGGTATCATGTTAACCCAGAGAACCTCTGCTTTTACAAATAATGTAACTTCAGCTATAACAGCTTTACAAGGGTTTGCCTATGTGAATGGAGATGTACAGATTACGATGAGTAATGTACAAAGCAATGCGATCCGATTTATACAGAATAGTACAGAGTATATGAGAATCTCTTCCAATGGATTTGTAGGTATAGGAACATCTACACCAACTGTTACATTAGATGTAAATGGTAATATTAAATTTAATAATGGGGCCTTAGTAATATCTTCAAATAATAGTACCATTGGATTTTTAACAACTGCAGCTTCAACGGGAAGTTATGCTAATAATGCTACATCTGGAGATTTAATCCTACGGTCACAATTTAATAATGTTCACATAGTACCGAATCAACAAACATTAGGGAGTTCTATTTTATGTGCATGTTCAAATGGATATGTAGGAATTAGTACAGCTAATCCTGGATATCCATTAGATGTAAATGGTATTGTAAAATCATCTTCTTATTTAATTGTTGGCACAGGTACGGGATATACAAATACTAATAGTTATCCTGGAATATTTGTAGCTTCAACATCTACACAAAACGCTGTTATAGTTGGCGATACATTGACAAAGGGTGGTTTTACATTAGGTTTTGATCAATCTGATAATAAATTTAAAATTCAAGTTGGTGGTGGTTTGGGCTCTGGTAATTTTACAGCTCCAAATTTAATAATTACAAGTAGTAATATTACTACAAATGGATCATTTACAGGTACAGGTGATAATACATGTATAGCCACTTATGGTACAAATTTAGGTTTTGTTAAAAAAGCTGGGGCTGCAACTGTAATTGGTTACAATAATATAAACCCTTTTAAGATATCAATGATGTCTCAAGCTGATATTTCTACAGGTATTTCAACAGCAACACTTACAGATAGATTAATAATTGATAACAGTGGATATGTTGGTATTGGAGCGACCCCATCTTATAAATTAGATATTTCATCTACTGGAGCTACAGGATTATCTGGAACAGGTTATTATATTGTTAATAATTCTAGTACATTAATGAGTACTGCGAATTATGGTCTAGTTGTTTTAAGAGCTCAGGGTGATATTGTTGCATCAGGTGTTGTAGGTACATATTCTGATAAACGTATTAAAAATATAGATTCATTATATGATGATAGTAATGATCTTGATATTATTGATCAAATTAATGTTGTTAGATTTAAATATAAAGATCCTATTATTAAAGGAACTGGAATTAAAATAGGTTTTATAGCTCAAGAAGTAGGTAAAATATTACCTGATCAAATTCGATTTGATAAAGAATATATACCTGATATATTTAAAATACCTGATAATGTTGAAGGATCTTTAATTACTTTATTAAATCATGGATTAACTAAAGGAATAAAATTAAAAATATATAATTCTGATAATAAAGAACATTTTACAACTGTAACGAATATATTATCAGTTGATAAATTTGAAATAGAAAATCCAATCAGTGATCAGTTATTTATATATGGAAGAGAAATAGATGATCTTCAAGTCTTAGAACATAACTCTTTATTTGCATTAGCTTTTAATGGTGTAAAACAACTTCATACAAAGCTAAAAGAAAAAAATAATGAAATTAAGAATTTACATGATATTATTGATACATTAATAACTAGAATTAATAAAATAGAAAATAAATTAAATCTATGATTAATTAATTATCTTTAATCTTGAATACAACATACGTTTTTTGGTAATACTATAAGTTTGGTTTTTTCAGCTACTAATGCATTATTAATATCTATAATTTCATATTTACATTTTTTATAATAGGTATGTCTTTTTTTTGCTTGATTTGTAAAGCTTCCAAAATCATCAACAACATCTATAATTAATGGCGTATGCTTTCTGTCTTCAACACGATCTCGCAAAATTCTTCCACAAATTTGAATGACATCTCCTTTAGGTGATCCTAATATGAGAGTATCTAATCCTTTACAGTCAAAGCCCTCTTGGCAATTTTGAAATGTCCCAATGATAAATTGACAAAGTTCGCTCTTTTTAAGGTCTTCTTGCTTCATTCCACCATAGTAAAACCCAGAATCTAATTTATGTTTATCGAGAGCATCTTTGATCAAATGTACATGTTGTCTCCTATCACTAAGAATGAGGAATCTCCTATTCGGTTCTTCCTTTAAAATATTTAAAATAATTTCTTCTATAAAAGTCACCCTTGGAGTAAATTCACAAATATTATTAATCATACGGGCAATATTTGGTTTTTTATTATATAATGTATGGACTCTAGAATATTCAGGAGATACATTATAATATCTATGAAATCTTACTTCAACTGAATCTTTGACTTTTTTACTTTCATATGCAATATCTCCCAAATACCATTTAAATACCTTTGTTAAACCATCTTTTCTTTTAGGTGTTGCAGTTAATCCAATAGCATACTTGAAATTTACTTTTTTTAGAGCTTTGGAGAAAACCTCAGCCGCTAAATGATGACAATTTGAGACTGTTATTCCAGATAAACTTGTTGGACCACAACATATAAAATTATGATTATCTGCGACTTCAATATCATAAACATTTTTTGTGTTTTTTCGACCGTGTCCATCTTTCCATTTATCAGTTTTTATAATCGAAGAAATTTTCATTGTTCCGTGTTCATATATAGTTTCATTCCATATGTAAGTCGAAATTTTATTAATATCAAATATAGGTGGATTATCTGTCAAATAAAGATTTTTTGATCTAGAATGTAAAGATTTCAGATATAAATTATTTGTTTCAGTACAATAATGACACTTAGAATCATAACCATTTATAGTATATATATCATCCTTTTTTAAAATATCTTTATTAATGCCAAGATAAGATCTATAATTATCAAATTTAATTAAAGAATTATATTGCTCTGAATCTACAGGTAAAATATCATTAATAATTTTATATTTCATTGAAGAATGTATGTATTTACCAATAAGATTAAATAATTTCAATGTATTTATTGTATTGAACATCAAATAATAATATTTTTTTTTCGACTTATGAATTGTACAATCAATATTATATGTCTTGAATTTTTTTACAAATATTTCATGCGTTTCTATATTAAATGTATTTGTATGTAAACTTGTAGAATAATCTTCTCTTGATAAACTACCGTCATCCATATACCAAATTGCAATTCCGCGAGGGTCAATATCATCCATAATCCATTGGGGAATAATATTTTTTTCTTTGGGTATTTCTTTTTCCAAATCTAATATTTTTGTTGAAAATAATACAGCTTTTGTTTGAGAATAACCATTATTTTCAATAACATGTGTTGTTTCTCCAAACATTTTAGCTTTCCAATCACAATATTCTTTCTGAGATAATCCATGCGTAATACCAAGTCTATATCTTTTAGAAGGTAATGTTGAAATACAACCATCGCCTAAAATACTCCCTAATAATACTTGATATTGATCATCATTTAAAGCTCTTGCACATGAATTTTCAGTAATTTCATTATCATAATTTGCAATTACCAAATCTCCAATTTTAAGTTTTTCAGCTTCGATCATTCCATGAGGGGTTAAAATTTTATGATTGGGTGTACATCTAACTCTATTACTACTAAATTTAATTTCAAGAAGTTCATCAGCCTGTTTTTCCCAAGCATATGTCATTGTTTTCCATTCAAATATTTTTTTATCGACATTAAAACTCTTTATCAATGGTAAAGATTCTTTATTTTTCCACATATTATATAGCCTTCCTATTTTAATTGACCCTTTCTCTGTAACAATACTTTGACTATATGGAAAACATTCATCTAAAATGACACATCCAAATTCATCAAATACACATTCATCATAATCTTTCATACTTAGACTTTGTAAAGATGCTAAAACAATGTCTTTATTTTCTACATCAATAACTTTAGCTTTAATTAATCCGATACGAGCACTAGGCGCAAATTCTTGGATTCGTTCTTTCCATTGTTCTAAAAGGAACTCTTTATGAACAACAATAAGTGTTTTTTTAGCCAAAGTACATAACATATATATTGCCGATATTGTCTTGCCCTGGCCACACGAAAGACACAATAGGGCTCCCATTTTAGCTGGATCATTACAACAATCTAATACAGCTTTAACAGCTTCGACTTGTAAAGGACGTAAAGAACCTGTAAATTTTACTGTAATATCTTCACCATCAGTTAATTTATTTATTTTCGGGACTCCAAATTTTTGAAGAGCATAATATCTTGGTAAATATAATTTAGTGGTACTTTCTTGATAATTTTTAAATCCTGGAGAAGGTTGTCCATAACCCTCGGGAGTATAGGGAGTGACTGTCAATTCCTCTTTTAATTCCAATAAATTTTTTTCAGATAAATTGGATTTATATAGTACATATCCTCGAGGGCCTAAATAATTATCTGAAGACATTTATAAATCACGACTATTATGAATATAATATATATAATCAAAAACTCTTAAATATTTTAATTCAATTTTTTTAGGAAAGATATAATTTAAATGTAAGGAGTTCATTTTGTATAAATTTAATTTAAATTTTTATACAGCAATTATGGTTTCAATGTAGGTAGTTAATTTTCGAGGGAAGGTGTGAAAACGTAGTTTGTCACTTTTATTAAGTAATTAATAATTAAAAAATTATCTAATGAAGAATTAAATTAGACACTATGTTATCAATTGGTATTAAGAACTCTATATTGGTTATACTAATAATTTTAATTCTCCATGTTTTTTTGAAAAATCTGGTTATTGAAAAAGGTGGTACTAAACAAGAAAAGGAAAAATTTACAATAGATTCACAAACTAAATTAAATCCATTTGCAGATCAATCTATTGAAAATATTCCAAAATATTCAGATGTTGCTGGTGTAGATAGATATGGAAAACCTCAAACAAAAGAAGATATATGTAGAGATATAAGTTTAAAAGATTCTCAATTAAAAGACCTTGAACAAGAAGATATGTTAGAATATGTTACAAAAGGGGATGTCAGTGTAAATAAAAATTTAAAAAAAGTTGATTCAATTGATGATGAATTAGATAGATATTTTAAAGATAATATAGTATCAGAAAATGTAGCTGATTTAGCTGATAAATTTGAAAGATGTGATTCACAAAATGATATATGTAAATTCAAAGCAGATAATCATCAACTTCCCTTAAGTACTACATGTAGTACTAAAATATCTGATTTAAAAACTGATAAATCTTTAGAAAAAAGGGTAATTGCTGATTGTAATTTACCTCAGGATAAAAAAAATATAATGATATTAAAGGAATATGAAAATGAAAACTCTATGAATGGAGGGGCATTATACGGAAATTTAGGAGCATATGACGAATTTGACTCAAATTATGAAAATTATTCATGTAAGTAAAAATAGTGTTATTTACCACGAAATCGTATAAGAGTCGATAAAATCTAAACTATTATAAATTCCGGAATGTTCTAATACTTTAAATCCATTTTGTTCTAAAATAGCTTTATTTACTTTATTAATATTTCCATTAACAATAATCTTATTTTTATTCTCATTTTGATACTTTGAAATAAGATCAAATAAAAAATCAGCTTGTGATTCAATATTTTTCCATTGAGTTGTTTGGAGGGTTTTTAATTTATCCATTATTTAATCATGTTATAAATATATTTTATGTCTTTATATCATTTATCATTTTTGGTATAATTTCCTCTTGATCAATTGGACGGAATCTTGTATTAATCCCAATTAAATCACTATCTGGTGTAGAAACAGGGAAATTAACAAATGTTGATTTCTGTTCATATTTATTATCATTATTTTGTTTACATATTAAATTTCCTTGTGTTGTATATAAACAATCGTTATTTATAATAGATTTTTGCATTTTATTAAAACGTATTTAAAATTTGAAAATTATTTAAGAATATTATTATTAATAATAATAATTCTCTAGTTTATAAATGGTACATATTGGTGAGATTAGTTTTTGTGATAAGACTGCATTTAATATTAAATCAGATGATACTAAAAAAACTCTCCTAGATCATCTTGATACAAAATATAATTTAAAAATTATTACAAAACATTTTGATAAATTCGACCAAAGAATGATGACAAATATTAATAATAACCCACACATGGTATGTGTGAGAAGTAATGGTAATCCATACTTTTTGTACTTAACAAAAATAAACTTTGTTAATTATTGTATATTTATTGATAAAAAAATTCAACAGGGTTACTTTTTTCCGAGAATGATTATTACAAATTATCATTTTGATGACAAGCTTTTTAGCGATACTATTTTAGATGGTGAGATGATTAAGAAAAATGGTGAGAAATGGGTTTTTATGGTGAATGACTTGGTTGTTTATAATGGATCTTATTTGAAAGAATTAAATTTAGTTAAGCGCCTTAATATTTTATACAATATGTTAGAAACAGAATTTATGCCAGATTTAATGGATGTAAGTCATTTTCAAGTTAAAAAATATTTCAAATATGATGAATTAGAAAAAATGATTACAGAGTATATACCTACATTACAATATAGTTGCCGGGGTATTTATTTTAAGCCATTGTTCTTAAGGTTTAAAGATATCCTTGTAAATTTTGATGATTCAGTGGTTAAAAAGGTTGAACGGGAGAAATTCAAACATATTGGTAACTTCTTACTACTAAATGATGATAAAACTGCGATTATTGAAAATAATCCCGTTAATAATTTGAAAATTCAACAAAATGTTCAATCAAATGATGATAAAAATAATAAATTCCAAGTTAGAAAAACAAGTGCTCCAGATGTATATGAAATGTTTGATAATAAAGGTGTATTAATTGATACAGCATGTATTCCAGGGATGAAAATCAGTAAATACATGAGAGAGATATTTGCAAAGAAAAATGTAGTTGATAAAGTAGAATTAGAATTTGAATTTTCTGATAAATTTAAAAAATGGATTCCTAAAATAAATACATTTTGATAAAATATAAAATGGGTAGATTTAATATTACATTTCTTGATGGAACTGTTGAAGAAATACATATACATGATGTCAAAGTTTTAACTCCTAATACCACATATGAATTATCAAAAGATAACACTCTCATAACTGGACCTGTTCCATCTGATGGTAAGTATAATGGGGATATAGTTTTTAATATAAGAAACATAACAGAGGGTGGTAAAAAACCTACCAAAAAACGTGTTGTTGTTAAAGGTAAACCTAAAGTTGTTTACAAGGGCCCACGAGGAGGTGAATATATTAAACAAAATGGTGGTTTTGTTTCTTTAAAAACTTTATAAACTTAAATTGAATTTGTTTTTATTCGTATATATAAAATACCTATAGAGATTGAATATGCACATTTTAAAACCTATATATTATTATATTTATCGACATAATATCCTAATCCATCATCACCAGTCTTGAAAACATATCCTTGTTTAGAACCTTGAAAAGAATTTGATGGAATAAAATTTTCAATAATAGTATCTTCTGGGAGATAATTCATATAGATTGGTTGACGAGCATTTAATGATTCTTGTATTTCATTTTGTATGTTATTGGGCTTAGTATAATAATAATATAAAACATATGCACCAATTAATACAATTCCTATAATAATAATATTTTTTTTCATCTTTTTTCATAATGATATCTTATTTTTAAGATTTCAACTTAAAAAAATTTGAATATTATTTGGATTGAAATTAAATTCAAAGAGGTAATATAATAATTGATGATGAAGATAATTTACGTTTATCAAGAGTTGTAAATAATGACAAAAGTAAAATGAAAAAATCAAATTGTTCTAGTAATTATTTAGGTGTTTCATTTAATAAATCACGAAATAAATTTTATGCATCAATAAGAAAAGAATATAAAACTTATTATTTAGGTAGTTTTGAAAATGAAATAGATGCGGCTCTAGCATATAATATTAAAGCCAAAGAATTATATGGTGAATTTGCGAATCTAAATAATGTTGATGAGAATTAAAATGGGCTGGTTATCCAAACTTCCATCCGTGTCCGCAATTAATACATCGGACGTGGCACGTTAAACCTTCGTCCGCAGAACGACTTTGAATCTCATAGTAACTACACTCTCTCTTACCGCATTTACCACATCTATACATATCAGTCATTGCTACAACCTTATTTTCATATGCGTGTTCATATTTCTTGATATATGCATCAAGAGTATCAGTCCATCTTTCTGGAAAAACATTTTGTGGTTTCATAAAGGGAATTTCATGAGGTAAGAATTCTTTTTCTTGAAGGCGTTTAAGTAAACGTTCATTATGAATATATGAATTCTTATCAATATTAGATATCGAAGATCTAGCTTTTTCTAAATATAGATTTAGAAATTTTTGATTATCCCAATTTTTTACGACCTTATGAGTATCGGCATATTTAATACACCAGTTAAAAATTCCAATTTCAAAATCTTTAGCCCAATCCTTTTCAAGATTGGTTTTAGAATTAATGAGATTTATAATTTTCTCTCGATGTTCTCCCATTAACTTTAAATTAATTCTTATACTTATTTAGTTTTTAAATAATATTTAATTCAATTTTTAATTATTATACATAAAATATCCAGATATTGTTATAGTTAATCCATTTTTAACATATTTTTTTATTTTATTTTGATCATATATACTACATATTAATATAGGTAGTCCAAATACACTTATTATGCAAGCTATAGCAAAAAAAGGGTCAATATCATAATTATAAGCTAAAAATATGTCCTCTTTAATATCTATAGATGTATTCTTTATTATTGTATTCTCTAAACCAAAAGCCTTAAGATCTAAAGTAGCAAATTGATTGTTTTGTACAAATAATATCAAGTCACGTACATTATTAAATTTTATTGGTATTTCCCTTTTATAATAGTATAAATTTGTTTGTTTTTTTTCAATATCTAATGGTAATTTATCATTTGATAAATCAAGAGCATTATTAATATCTTGAATATTATCTCCAAGAATTTTTAATATTATATTTTTTTTATTTTCTATATTTTTTTTAACGCTTAAATCTTTTACAAAATAATCTAGATCAGCCTTTTTAATAATATTATCTACCATCTTAATTACAGTTTAAAAATAATTATTTATTATACCTTTAAATATTATTAATTTTTTAATAGTACACTTACAACAACTAAGCCCATTTTCCTTATTGTTTTTTCATCTGTTTCAACATATTTGTATTTAAATGGATTTAATGTAAACTCTGTTCTTTTTATTCTTGGTAAAAAATTTGAATGTTTTAATACAACAAGCATAAATTCATCATAATAATATTTTGGTAAATTATTATTGCATTTATATTTCATTAATTCTTGAGTTCTTTCTACAAAAGAAAGAATATTTATTGTTTGTCCACTACTATTCATCAACTGCTCATCATTAATTTTTGTGAAAAGACTTTTACCAATACCACGAGCTAATTCACCACCATGATATCCTCTATCAAAATTAATAATAAAATATAGTAATGTACTTCTTACATTATTTGCCATTTCTAATGTTGGAAAAAAAATACTTCTCATAGTATTTCTACCAGGCATAGAATCACAAAGTTTACTATGATCTAAATTATATAAAATATATTGTTCACTGGAAGGAACAATTTCAATACCAATAGTATCCATTTAGATATGTGATATTATTATGTAAAATCTTTATATAATTTTAAATATTTAAAGAACATTTTCCAAGTTGGTCACATTTACCATTAGCTTTACATAACCAATTATGACAATGTTCAAATAAATTTGCATCATCATTTACCATTTTTTTCATACAAATAATATCTGTATCTTTAAGAAGTAATTCTATTTTTTCATTAGTAGATACATGTATAGCTATAATATGTACTTTACCAGTTCCTCGTCCTCCTCCTCCACCACCAAATGAAACATCTATTGCTTTAAATTCATTATCATTTATTTTAATGATATCATTTTTTTTTACCATATTTGCATCTCTCTCTTCAAATGATGTATTTAGTATATCAAGTTTAATTATTTCAATCCCAACTTCCCCCAACATTTCTTCAGATATTTTAGCATCATCTCCCCATGTTGTACTTGAATAATCAGGTGATACTGTGTAAATTTTTGTAATCCCTGCTTGAATAAGTAATTTAGTACAAGTTGAACAAGGGAATTTTGTAATTACTGCAATAGAACCTTCAAGGATAGTTCCTGTGCGTGCTGCATTCGCTATAGCATTGGCTTCAGAATGTGAAACATACGAGTATTTAGTAGGTCTTTTCCAACGTTCATAATTATTATCATCCATTTTTCGAACCATCCCATTGATTCCTGTGACTAGAACACGACTAAAATCGTTTGTTAGAAGTATACATCCTACTTTTGTATGTGGATCTTTACTAAATAACTCTGCATTATATCTAGCTAAATCTAAATATTTACGAGCTTTTTTAAGCTCTTTATCCGTCATTAATTTAATTATATAAATTTTAATCTTAAATAATTATAAAAATTTATATTTTTTTGTCACTAAATCTTTAAATAATTTAAATTTTTCTCTATTCCAGCCAGTAGTACTATCTGTGTTATCTTTCATTAAAATACTGAAGTCCACAGACTGAAACTCAACACATATTAAACATACATTTGTTTTTATATATCCTATGCGAATATCAATACGTTCTAAACTAACTGTCCAATCTGTTTCATATAAACTTCCGAATTGTAAAGGCAAATCACTATAGGCGCATAAACCCTTTTGATTATTATATAAATCTACCAAGAAATCATAATCGATATCCATAGTTGTATCTCGTTTTTCATTTTTAACACCTGATCTACGTTTAGTGCTATTTTTTGCACTTTTTATAAGCTGTTGTAAAGTACCGCGAGGTGTTTCTCTTAACTCTTTATTATGTAAATTATGACATTGTTTACATATAGAAAATGTATCTTTTTTAAAAGCATCAATTGTTTTAAATAATTTACAGCAATTACATATATATTGTTGCACACCATCTATTACTTGAGTTTTTACTTTTTCTGGATTTTTTTTATTTGTATTTTTATCAAAATTTACATAATTAGAATCTATACATTTATTTAATATTATCAACATATCTAATATTTTATCTTTTGACCATTGTGTACGTACATTATATTCAAGACAACAAAGAACAACATTTGATTTAATATATCCTAATTTTTGATTTAATCTTTCTAATGATATTTTCCAAGCACCTTTTAATGTCATCTGAATATCTGAATAATAACATAATCCTTTCTGATTATTCCATAGATCATAACGTATTAAAGTAAATTCTCCAGATTGATTAGTTTTATTTTCATTGCGTCTAGATGCAGACTCTTTAGCATGACCTAATAATTTTGTAATACATCCATCTAATGTTAATAAATAATCTTTAACTTTTTGATTTTGACATGTTTTACATTTTTGGTAATAACCATCAATAGAACTTTCGCGCATTCTGAAATCATTTAAAGATTTAGTTATAAGACAATATCTGCAGATTTTAGACATTTTTAATAAAATCTTTTTATTTTGATAAAGTTAAATATTTACGGGCTTTCTCTAGTTCTTTAGTCATATTAAGATTAATATAAATCGTTTCTATTTAAGTAATATCAAATTTTAAAATTTAAAGAATACTTAAATAAAAAATTGATATAGTATTAAAATTAAAATCAATAATTTAAAAATCAGTTATCAACTATGAATCTAATTTCTGGTTCTAATTATTATGAATTATTTATTTGTGAAGGTAAAAATAAATTAAATCATGTTAGTGAAGATACTGAATATAATATTGGTGTATCTGAGAAAAAGTTTTATGATATTATGAACAGAATTGATACGAAGAAAAATATTAAGTATTTTCAGAGAGAATATAAAGAGTATATTTTAAAAGATCTAGTATGTCAACGTTTTATAAATGATGAAGTAAAAGTGATGAGAAAAATTCCATTAAATGTATCAGAATTTAATAATAATTATATTCAGGTAGCTTATAACAAAACCAAACTTACTCTTGTAAATTTTGATTCTACAAAAAATTTACATAAAATTAGTTATATTAAAAAATTGATTTTTAGAATATCAAATAGAATTTATATTAATTTTGAAATTTCAATAGATTCAAAAACAAAGAATAAAATTTATTTAGTTTATATTAATTATAATCATGACGACAATGTAGATATTAATATAACAAATAAATGTATTAATGATGTTATTGATATGCTTCAATAATTAAACTTAAAAACTACTTTTAATCTCTATAAGGTTTTTAATATTTAAATCATAATTTGTGTTTGTAAACCCTGCATCACTTTTATGAGAGAGACATTCAGTTGATAGTTTTGAATCTGTAAGAAATTTATCAATGATTATTTCAATATTTGTTGATAAAGGGTCTGTATTCATACACATATATTCTATATACCCATAAACAATAACGTGATAACAACCTCCAAGCTTCATATAACGTTCCCAAATTTGTTCATTATACATCCTTTGACGGTCTTCATTTTTTGAATATGCTTCATTTTCAATATAAATTTGATTTGAATCAACTGATAAATTTTTTTTAACATCTGGAAACATATAAAATATAACATCTGTAATTGTTATATTTTGGTTTATACATGTAGCATCTACTACAAGATTTGCAAATTTAACTGATTCATTAAAAAGTCTTAGTTCTCTTTTAATTCTCTCAGTGAGAATTTCTAAATTAGTTTCACCTCCATAAATTGCAATTATTTTTTTGAATTTTGGTCCAAAATTTAAAATGACTTCTCTTATCATAACACAACTTAAACCCACGCAACATAATGGCATACATAAAACCCCCCAAAATTTCAACCAAAACAACCTTTTTTGTAAAATGAAAGATGTTTTAACAATAATAGACATAACCACTTTAAATCCTTAAGAGCTTTGATTTAAAATATATTTGTTTGTATAATTTGATGAATTTGGTATTATTTAACATAATTTAAATATCCTTTCATTTTTTTTATTAGATCTATTGAGTTTTTAAAATATTTTTCCATTTATATATGTATAAATAATAATTTAAATTTTAAATGTATTAAATCTTAAAAATAAACTTCAAAATTCTAAATGATGTTAAATAAATGGGGTGGTGTACAAACTGCAACATTTACTACAACAAGATGAAAAATCAAGGTATGTGTAACAATTGTTCTAGGGAATTACAAGGAACGCCTCCTGGTTTAAACAATATGATGTTACAATATTATAATGCCCTTATGAAGAGTAAAAGAGACGAACTATTTCAAGAAAAATTCAAACAAGAAGCGAATTTGATGGATTTATCATCAAGTGCATTATTAGAACATCCAGACTTATTAATAAAATTAGCGGAACATTTAGATGATGGACATCCACCATGGCATGCGTTGTTAAGAGCTTATTATAGAAAAACCAAAAGGAGTACTAAAAATCTTAAGAAGGAAAAGTTTCCTATGAAAAAATTATTTGAATTAATAAATTTAAAGGCTGCTGTTTGAAATATTTAAGAATAATATATTATGTTATAAATAATGTCTGAAATAATTAAAAATTTATATTTAGGGAATTATCAGGATGCTAAAAATATGATAGATGTAGATATGGTTATAAATTGTACAAGTAATTTAGAGTTTTATGCTCCGGAAGCAGAAAAAATAAGGATTCACGTGGAAGACAATGGAAATGAAGAAGAATATAAAAAATTATATGATGCTATTGAAAACAATATTTTATTTGAAAAAATGAATGAAATGTTATCACAAAATAAGAAAATTTTATGTCATTGTATGGCTGGACAACAAAGAAGTGCAGCTGTTATAGCATGTTTTTTAATATGGAAAAATGATTTAGATATATTTGAAGCCATATCATTCGTGAAATCAAAACGACCAATCGCATTTTTTGGCCAAGTAAATTTTATGTCAACAATAAAGCATTATTTTATTTCAAATTAAATTATTAAAAATTTTTAAAGATTAAGCATGTCCTCTAGTCTCCAATACTCTTTGGTACCATCTGGTAATTTTCTACATATCATAAATGGAAGTTTACGTTGTCGTAATTCTTCATGTGCAATTTCTCTTGGATTAAATGGAGTTGTATCTAGGTCTAATTTAATATTTGGCTCAGCACCCCTTTGTAATTGTTCAGCACGAATACCAATCATTTTAACTTTTTCGTATTTTGATAGAATATTTTTGGTTTTATTTTTGTTTGGATCGTAATTTTTCATAATATCACTAAAATCTTCAATCTTTGTAGATGTCATTTATAATAAAAATATATTATTTATATACTTATATCAATTTTTTTATTAAATGTTTAAACTTATTTTTAGAATAGAGATTTTCAAATTAAAAAGTTTAAAATCGTATTTACCCCCCTCTAAATAGTTATATATATATATTTAACTAATTCAAAATACTATATAAATATAGCTATAATCGGGAGTGAGAGGCAATTGTGATGGGAAGAAGAGAGAGGGGCAGATTCTGATGAAGAGAGGACTGAAGGGCAATTGTGATGATGAGAAGAGAGAGAGCGATGCAGATCTGAAGATGAGTATTGAGAGATCTTCAGATGATGTTGGAAGAATACATACAAAATGGTCATGCAATAGTTCTTGCATGAGAAATCCGTGTAATTGTTTTGGCAATTAAATTAAGTAGCTTTCCAGAAATGTTCACAATGACAGCAGAAATATAAATATTTCATATTGATAAAATCATATTTAATATAGATGACTTCATTTTCTTGGTCTTCTTTTTTATTACATTTTGAATTAATACATTTAATATTATTTACTCTTGGTAATGTTGAATCATATTTGATATTTTTATTTAAATATTGATTATATTTTGTAATATCATCAATTTTATTATCATCAATTACACATACGCTACCCTGTTCTTTTGGTACTTCGATTTTATTATCACAATTTTTGCAATAGTAAAGCAAATTTTTTTCAGCATTTACACTAATGTACATCATATTTTCACAATAATCGCAAAACTTCATTGTGTTTTATTATAAATAATATATTGTATTCTTTTAAATCAAATTTTTTATTTTAATTTTTAATTAATCTGAATCATCAAAATCATACATATTTCTACGTCTAATGATTTGAGTCCTCTTTATATCTTGAAAATATGTATGTAAAAAATCCTTTGTTTTATTTTTACCATGAGTATCTTGATATTCACATAAAGATTCAGCGAAAAATCTTTCAGATTCACTTAGTTTTTTACAAATACAAGTCATGAGTTTTGGTACTGAATGAATTTTCCACTCATTATTATATTTTTCATTTAAATCATCTATCATATTTTTGATGGTTATTTTATGATCTTGAATTTTAATATGAATCCATATATATGGTCGTGATGAATCATCATTTTGATGATCAATTTGTAAAGTTAATAATTCATTACTCCATTTACATTTTATATATTTTGATACTACAGAAAGAAAATATTCATTAGTATTATCGTAGTATGCCTGATGAAATTTATTATTTTGAATGGATATATGATATTCATAATGACCATTATCATTTAATGATATTTGTAAAGGGTTTGTATATTTAAACATTTTAATAATTATAATATATTGTTCTCCTTTAAATATAAATTATATTTTTCAGACAGATATATCCCATGTAACAAATAATTCTTTATGTTTTTTTTCGTTAAAAGCTAAACATATAACTCCTAAAACTATTAAAATAACTCCAATAAAACCATAAATGTTAACTTTTTCCTTGAGGAAAATCATAGCAAGAATGAGTGTGAAGAATGGTGCTGAAAAAACGAGTGCTGAAATTATATAACTTTCATGATGATGTAAAACAGTTAAATAGATTACATTTGCTAAAAAACCTGTAACGACAGCAGATAATAAAATTAATAGAAAATATTTCAAGTTTACTTTTGGTAGATCCTTTTTAATTTCATCCCAATTACAATATCCATAGAATATTAAACACAGAAAGAAAACTATCCCTTCAATACATATTAATAATTTTGGATTCAAAGTATCTAAAATATATTTATTTATTATAGGGTTTAGACCCCATAAAAATGAAACCATTAAGGACGCAGTGATTACATTCATCATTTATTTATTAATAATATTAAAATGGGATTATTTAATTAAATGAATTATGTGTTCGTTTCAGATTTTTTTTTTTAAAAGTGTACAATAATAATGTCTACACAAAGGAAAATTAATGTTTTTTTTGTACATGCACAATGGTTAAAAGACCGTGAACGTGTAATAAGTGAATTTCAAAAATTAATTACAAAATATAATTTTAAAGATATTAGGACAACAAAAGTTCGTGTTATTACAGAATATGATCCTAATGAAATTAATTCAGAAATAATAAGTAAAACTGTAAATTACGATCAAATAAAAGATAAAGAGGGAGAAGAATCACTTCCTATAGAGAAAAAACTTTCATTTTATAATGGATTAATGAGAAATCTTCATGTTTTTCAATTATCTAATTCTTTAAAACATTATAAAGCTTTGGAGGAAATATCAAAAAGTGGTGAAAATGATATTAATATTATTTTAGAGGATGATATTTTATACGAAGATAAGGTTTGTATGTTATTAGAGAAGTTAATATCAGATTTAAACTCTGATTATGGTATAGTATTCTTAGGTTTACCAAGTAATATCGATGCATCCAAAAGACAAGGTGTTAAATATCAAAATACCAATGAAGTTTTTAGAATATTACCATATTGTGATTCTTATATAATATCTACTGCTACAGCCAGAAAATTATATGATAATTATTTACCAATAAAATATGTTAATAATATACAATTATCTTATGTATTAGAAAAAACTGAAGTATCAGGGAGATTAACTTTGCCGAATATATTTATGGATGGAAGTAAATATGGGTTATTTTTAAGTGTATTAAATCCGAATAATGCACTATTATTTAATAATGAATATATGAAGGCTAAAATACTTAATGATAAAGGAATAAATGATTTATCTACAAATGATAAAAATGATTTAGAAAAAATATTTAAAGATTCAATGATAGCTGGAAATCCAGATTTAATGCATTTACATGCATTATATAAAATTAAAAATGATAAATTTAAAGATGCTGATGATATTTTTGAAAATGCATTGAAAGTCTATCAAGCATATAATTGTATTTTAAATCATGAATCTCAATTTCTAAGAGATTATATTAAAAATTATAAAAATTTACAGGTAATGCCTTAGATTTATAATTTTTATAATTTTTTAGTAGATTTCCGACCTACAGGTTTTTTAACTTTTTTTTCTTCAATAATAATATCGGTATTATCTGTAATATTAGTATTATAAGCTTGTTCTAATTGTGCAAATACATTGTTATCATCAGAAAAATTTGGTGTACTAGAAAAGTTTGGTAAATTATTTCCATTTTGATTCATATAGCTCGATTGTGAAACAGGGGGCGCATAGCTCGACTGTGTAACAGGGGTCGCATAGCTCGACTGTGTAACAGGGGTCGCATAGCTCGACTGTGTAACAGGAGTCGATTTAACTTCTAATATATTTTTAAGGGCAATATCTACATATTCTTTAATAATTATCCTAATTCTATCTTCGGATACTGGAGATGATGACTGTGGTTGTGATTTTGATCCTTCAGATGATAAAATATGATTTTGTAATTTATTTTGTATTAATTCAAAATCTTTTATTTTTTGTTCAATATTATTTAATTTTGTATTAATATCTAATGCGTGTTTATTAAGTAATGTTAGACTCTGACTATGATTATTAATTGTATGTGAAAACGATAAAAGTGAATTCATTTTAAAATAACAATGAGACTAGAAATTTGTTAAAAAATCGCAGTTTAGTAAAAAATTGATTCTTATTTAAAAGATTTTTATATTATAAAGATAAATATGATTATACCAATAAGATGTGTAACATGTGGTAAAGTTCTGGCTGATAAGTGGGAATATTACAAAAAAAAATGCGAGGAGTTAGATAAAAAGGAAACAGAAAACAAAGGAAAAACTTCAGAATCAAAGTATTTTAAAGAGCCCTATAGAAAAGCTATTTTGGATGAACTTGAATTAGATAGATATTGTTGCAGGAGACATATGTTAGGTCATGTTGATATTATTGATAATTTGTAAAATAAAGTTTATTTGTTTAATATTTCATGATTTTTATTTGTTTTTATTAATTAAAATATGATTACTGCTGTTTTATCAGGAATTTCTATAGCATCAATAATAATAGTGACAACAGTATTAATGTTAAAACAGAATGAATTAAGTAACGATTATAATCAAAAAATTAAAAGGGTTGTTTCACAGGTAAATGAAGTTAATGCAACAGGATATAATGTATTACAAAATCAAGAATCTGAACTTGGTACTACAAATAAAAATTTAGAAAATATTAGAGCAACATATGTAACAAGTGAAGGATTATCTAATAGGGTCGCAACAACTAGTACAAATATTGGAAAAGACTATGAAATTAATAAAGATCCTAAAAATAATAATTTAAATATTAATCTTCCCCAAGGAAAACAGTCTGGTTTTAGTCTTGTTTCTGGTGAGCAAACTAAATTTGCTGTTGATGGAGAAACAGGGAAAGTATCAGTTAAAAATGATGTAAATGTAACTGGTAATTTAAAAGGTGATAAATTACAACTTGGTGATAAATTTTTATTAAGTGGAGTCGGAGATGCACATGGTAATGATAGTTGGCTTCGTTTTTTTGATAAAGATGGAAAAGATTATTATGGTGGTGTTGCAACTGCAAATTTATGGTCTCGTGATAATTCATATTTAAATGGTAATACATATATTAACGGTACCTTAAGAGCAAATGGTACTATTAGTACACCAAATGGTAATACAATGCATAGTGATGGGCGTCAACATATTAGTGCTGGAGAGCAATTATATTTATTACCAAAAGATGGTGTTTCAATTGGAAAAGAATGGGGTGGAACTGGTGATTTGCGTGTTCAAGGTAATACAGATATTGGAGGAAGTACTCAACTCCATGGGGCATTAAATGTTAATGATGGTAATAATGATGGTAGTCAAAGAGGTATTAATCTCTGGCATCCTAATGATAAACGTTTCGGTATGTGGATGGGTGAAACAAGTGAAAACGGAGGTAAAAGTTTAACGGGTGGTCCTGTTGCAAACGGTGATATATCTAATCATTCTGTTCGTTTTAGTACTGGAAATTGGGGAGGTCATGGTTTTGTATTTCAAAACAGTGATGGTAGACCTCTAATGTCTATTAAAGGCGATGATGCTCGTACAAATGTTTATGGTCCATTAAATATTAATGATGGTAATAATGATGGTAGTCAACGAGGGCTTAACTTGTGGCATCAAAATGATAGACGCTTCGGTATGTGGATGAGTGATACAGCACCTAATGGTGGAAAAAGTTTAACAGGTGGCCCTGTTGCAGATGGTGGTATAGGTCGTCATTCAGTTCGTTTTAGTACTGGAAATTGGGATGGACATGGTTTCGTATTTCAAAATAGTGATGGAGGGAATCTAATGTCAATCAAAGGTGATGATGCTCGTACAAATGTATACGGTCAATTAAGTGTAAACCCATTGGCTGCTGATTCGGGTGTAAACCATGGTCTTAATCTTTGGCATCCAGGTGATAGACGTTTTGGAATGTTTATGAGTACTCCAGGGAAAGGAAAAGGTCTAGGTGGAGGTGATGTACCAGATGGTGGAATTGCAGCACATTCCGTGCGATTTACTACAGGAAATAATCCAGCACATGGCTTCGTTTTCCAAAATAGTGATGGTAAGGCTTTAATGTCAATAAAAGGTGATGATGGACGTTTAAATACTTATGGGGATTTAAATGCTAATGGTAATGTTAGATTAAATGGAACTGTTACAGCACCAAATGGACATACGATACATAATGATGGGCGTCAACATATTAGTGCTGGAGAGCAATTATATTTATTACCAAAAGATGGTGTTTCAATTGGAAAAGAATGGGGTGGAACTGGTGATTTGCGTGTTCAAGGAAATCTTTCAACTGGCGGAGATACTAATATTAACGGCAAATTAACTGTTTCTCGAGGTGATGGTAATTGGAATTGGGCACGTATTGTAGGCAATCACGCTGATAATATATATGTAGGAAGTGATGGAGGTAATCGTGGTATATGGGCAGATGGTAATAGAAATTTTTCTGTTTATAATCAAGGAAATCCTGGTATGACAGTAGATACAGCAGGTAATGCTTATGCTGCTGGAAATCAAATTAAATTATCTACAAATTGGACTGGTTATCCTGATAATTCACATAACTCTGAAATAGCAAATGATACAAATGGTTATAAGGGTCTTATGATTGTTGGTAATAAATCAGGTGGCGGAGAAAGGCGTGTTGGTATTTGGGATACACTTAATGTAAATGGTACAACAAATGCAAATGGTACATTAAATGCTAATGGTAATGTTAGATTAAATGGAACTGTTACAGCACCAAATGGACATACGATACATAATGATGGGCGTCAACATATTAGTGCTGGAGAGATTCTATATTTGTTACCCAAAAGTGGTGTACAAATTGGAAGAGAATGGGGTGGAACCGGAAGTCTAAATGTTCAAGGGGATCTTTCAAGTGGTGGAAAAAACAATTTAACTTCAGGTGGCTGGGCAGTTGGTAATGGATTCATGGCTCCAGGTTCTTTAACTATTGGTGATATTAATCAAAATTACGGAAATGGTAATAATTGGAATAAAAGTACATCAGGACTATTAATGGAATGTGCAGATAAAACTGAAATTGCTGTTCATGATGCAGGGACTCGTGTTGCAAGTCTAATGAAATATGATGGTCCTACTAATCAAATAACTTTAGGAAGAGATATGGCTTGGGGTCCAACCGGGGGTATTAATATGGCTGGTCCTGTTAATATTCAAGGTAAATGGAGACTAGGAGATACAGGTGATGATTGGTTACGTATAAATGCTCCTGGTAGATCTGATGGTAATGGTTATTATGGAGGAGTTGCTGCTGGAAGATTATGGACTGCTCAAGGTGGATTAGCTGGTTCTGATAGTCGTATGAAAGATAATGTAATTGATATCAGTAAAACAAATTCTGATAATTTATTGAAATTAAATCCAAAAGCATATACATACAAAGATGATAAAGATAAACGCCAAAGATTCGGTTTCATTGCTCAAGAAGTTGAAAAAGTATATCCAAATATGGTAAGCGAAGGGGCAAATGGTATGAAGAGTTTAAATTATGATGATATTATTCCATTGACTGTTGCTAATATTAAAGATATTAGAAAAAGCATTCCTGATAATAAATCATTATGTATTGATGGAGTTTGTCTTAATAAGAATGATTTAATAAACTTGAAAAAATTATCTAGCTTGTAATTTTTATATAAAGAAAAATAATCAATTTTAAAAATTGAAAAGTATATAAGAGTAAGATTATTAATATAATTAACTTCTTTTGAGATAATGGAAATTCTAAACAGCTGCGATAAAGAAGTTTTCCAAATCTCCGAAATTGATCAAGTTAAAAGATTTTTAGCACTTGGTAGTGATAATGGTACTTATTATATTACTCCTCAGGATTTAACAAAATTAAATATTGAAAGTATTGAAAATGTTTTGAAATCAAATGATAAATCTAAATTAATTGATCTTATTAAATTATATATTGGAAAATGTAAGAAACATGAACCTCTTGTATATCTATTAGCTCGTTGTTGTGTATACGATTCACAAAATTCAAGTGTAGAATCATTAGAATTTAGGAAAAGTGCATATGAACTACTAGATAAAGTTTGTACAATTCCTACAAACCTATTTCTATTTTTAAAATATACAAAACTTCTATACAACAAACATAAAAAATCAAATGGTTGGAATAATCTACATAAAAGAGCAGTTTGTAATTGGTATAATTCAAAAGATGATATGAATCTTATTTATCAAATGACGAAATATAAAGACAGACATGATTATACACATAGGGATGTTATGAGACTTTCACATATTATTGCGAATTCTGTAGACAAACAACATATTTATAGATATTTTGTAAAAGGTTTTGATGCAGTTTGTGGTATTATGGGGGATGAAAGTGATTTAATGGGTTTTATTAGAGATTATGAGATAATTAAATCATCAGAAGATGAAGATTTAGTAATTCAATTAATTAATAAAAGGAATTTTGCAAGAGAACATATCTCTACCCATATGTTAAGTAGCAAACTTGTTTGGGATGCATTAATTACTAGAATGCCACCTATCGCTTTACTTAGGAATTTAAATAAATTAACAATTTGTGGATTACTTGATAATTTTGAAGGGGAACAGAAAGTAGTTGAAAAAATTAAGAGTATTAAAAATGTGCATCCAATGCATTTACTAATTGCACTCAAAATGTATAGTTCAGGGGAAGGATTCAAAGGTAGTAATAAATGGATCCCTAATCAATCAGTTGTTGATTCATTAAATGACAAATTTTACAATTTATTTCAAGAAGTTATTCCATCAAATAAAAGAGTTTGTATTGCGATGGATGTATCTGGTTCTATGCATTATTCAAAAGCAAATGGTACAGAATGTATGAGTGCGGCTGAAATAAGTTGTGCACTTACAATGGTTATGAAACATTGTGATCCAAAAACAGAAATTATGGGTTTCTCATCTACATTTATACCCCTTGCAATTTCACCAGGTAAACGTCTTGATGATAACCTTGAAAAAATCAAGGAAATTCCATTTTCATCTACAGATATTTCATTGCCTTTTATTTGGGCACGAGAGAATCAAAAAGAATTTGATGCATTTATTGTAATTACTGATAATGAAACAAATTGTAATAAAATTAAACCGGTTGATGCCCTTAGACAATATAGAAGTTTAATGAGAATTCCAAATTGTAAATTAATTGTTGTTGCTATGACAGCTAATAATGTATCAATTGCAGATCCAAACGATAGAAATATGTTAGATATTGCAGGTTTTGATGCTTCTGTACCTGATATTATTAATGAGTTTATTAGAGATGAATAAACCCTATGATTTTTCCATATTTTTAAATAAACCAAACTCAGAAATCCCGATTGGTCTAGTGGTTAGGATCGCAGATTTTCAATCTGTTGGCCCGGGTTCGAGCCCCGGATCGGGAAATTTACTGCTCCGAATATCAAGGATTATAATAATGTATATAAAACCCCTTGATAATCACTTGAGTAGTAACCGTGCTTATCCTATATTATTAGGATAAGTCACAAGCTTCCCTTGGTCACACTTTGATTTATTAATTTAAATCCGAAGATCAAGGGTTACAAATAATAACGTAGTAATACACTGCTCCGAATATCAAGGATTATAATAATGTATATAAAACCCCTTGATAATCACTTGAGTAGTAACCGTGCTTATCCTATATTATTAGGATAAGTCACAAGCTTCCCTTGGTCACACTTTGATTTATTAATTTAAATCCGAAGATCAAGGGTTACAAATAATAACGTAGTAATACACTGCTCCGAATATCAAGGGTTAAACTAACGATTATAAAACCCCTCGATAATCACTTGAGTAGTAACCGTGCTTATCCTATATTATTAGGATAAGTCACAAGCTTCCCTTGGTCACATTTTGATTTATTAATTTAAATCCGAAGATCAAGGGTTATAATAAAAACAGATTATATGGCTCCGAATATCAAGGATTATAAATAATGTATAAAAATTCCTTGATAATTACTTGAGTCGTAAAGCTCTTCAGCAAAGCTGGAGTCGTACTGCTTACTTTGGTGAGAGTACAAACTTCCATTGATCACACTTTGATTTATTAATTTAAATCCGAAGATCAATGGTTATAACGAAAAATAAAACAGGAATGTGATATGATTGTGTCATATCAATTCAGTATATCTAATATTATTATGTAAATCCTAATGAATTATATAATAAATGATGAAAATTAGATATCATCAGTATCATATTTATTTTATTATTGTTTTCAAAAATCTAACAGTAATAAATTAAAAATATTGATGTATTTAAAAGTGAAATGTATATGACACTCCTCATACAGGAAAATGTCAATACCATTAGATGAATATAGCGAACATTATAACATTTAAAAGCACACTTTAAAATAAATCCAAATTATCCCTTTTAAACTTTTTGAAAATCGCTTCCGTCAAAAAGGGTTATTTTTTTATTAAATTTATAATTAAATATAAATTATGTTAGAATACAGTGATTATAAATCATTAGTTAATACACTTGAACAATCTAATCATGATAATACTTATCAAGAATTAATTAATAAGGAAGATAAGGTATTAGACACTGTTAATCGAGTTATTAAAAATTATAGAGATGACGATGTAAAAGAAAAAGAATTTATTAATCATACCATTTCTCAAGTAGTTTATAAATTCTTTAATATTTGGATTGAAATGTTCAATGATTTATTAAATAGTAACGGCAAAGATATTTTTGATATCTTCTCCAAAGATGATAGACTTGTGTATATAGGTATAATGTTTATATTTATAAGTATATTTTTATATTATGTCGAAATATCAAAATCTAGTAAAGTTTGAAATTAATATTTTATAAAAAAAGATAAATACCAATTAATAGGATGAGTGTTTATGAAGAATTTAAAAAACATATTTTTATAGTTTTTTTAATAGGATTTATATTATATTATAACCTATTTATTAATAGAGATATAAATGGTGTATTTTTCATGTTTGTCATATTAATTGTATTATACATTATATATATTAATAAAAAAACAATTGATGAAAAAAAGAACAGTAATCTAAATAAACATATAAATGATTTTGAAAAAATACTTGGTCATGATTATGAAATACCCGAAGATAAAATATATTTTATCCACAAAACACCAAGGAATTTAAAATATATAAAGAAAAATGATGACATAAAACAAATTATTTATGATATTAAATTTTTAAAAATATACGATCAAGCATTATATGAAAAAATAGTTTCATATTTAGAGTATTTTTTAAAAGTTCATTATAAAGTCATGTTGGGTAAATATGATTTTGAATTGAATTTTCAAATTCTAAAAGATATCAGAATTGAAATCTTAAATTCAATGAAAACAATATATTTTAATATTCCAAATATATCTACAATTATTGATATTAAAAATATGGATAATTATATAGAACAAAGAATTATTAAAACTCAATCAATAACAATGAAATACTTAAAAATCGTCTATCATAAGTATAAAAAGAATAATATTGATGGATTTGGTAAATTTGTATCACATATGAGTCATGAAGCTCCATTTGAATATGATGAAATGAAAGATAAACATTATAATATTTTTTAAATTGCGTTTATGAGGTTTACAAATAAATATCCTATATGCCAATAAGAAAGATGAAGGTAAATTTAAATAACTATATTTTAGATAGTCAAAATTATTTAATACATTTATACGATAATAATCATATAGATCATTGTGATTATGATAAGTATATAAATGTTAAAGGTAAAAATTGGAATCATATATATGCCGATTTAATTAGAATTTGTGATGATAATAATATAGATATCTATCCATATCTATATACCCTTGACAGAATAAATGATAATGAGAAAAATGCTTTTAATAAATTTTATAATATTTATATGAAAAAAACAGAAATGATAGATAAATATAATCATGATAATGCAATTGAAATTGCAAAACAATCATTGGAAAATTTATTAACATTTATCATAACAATCCAGTATTTTTTTTTATGATTATCAAAAAATTAAAATCTCCGGATATATCATAATAAATATGAAACAAACAGGTGGTTCGGTTGCTTCAGATGCAGTTACATCTCTTGTAACTTCAGATACATATTCAACGATGAATTCAGAATTTACTAATAATTATTCTAACGGTGGAGGTAAACAATGTGGTGGGGGTATGCATAAATGTCCAACTTGCGGAGGTTCTTACAAGAAAAAATCCAAGAAAACCAAGGGATCCAAGGTTCCTAAAGCTAAACCTGTGCCTAAAAAAGGTGGTGGTACAAATGCATCATTAGGTGATTTTATGAGTTCTTTAGCAAAGAGTACATCAGCAGCTATGGGAGTAAAATCAAACTTTTCAAATTCAGTCTTCCAATCTCAACCAGCACAAGCTTTAAATTCAGTACTACCTAGAAATGTAGGTTTACAAATTAATGCAAAATCTCATTTTGCAAATGCATCAATTAAACCAACAACAATAGCTACTATGAATGTTGCTAAACCAACTACTATGAATGTTGCTAAACCAACTATGATGAATGTTGCTAAACCAACAACTAGTCATTTTCTAGACCCTTTAAAGGTTGCAAATGTAAGTCCTACCGTCATGAAAAACCCTTTCACTAATCAAGAAAGTACTATGCAAGAATATTACGGAGGAAAAAGGACTAAAAAAAGTGCTTCAAAAAAAGTTGCTCCTAAAAAAAAAGTCCCCCTTCACAAAAAAAAAGTCTAGTGCCTAAAAAAGGTGGTAATATGAATATTAAATCTTTACCAGAAGTGATGTCACAAAATGCAGGAAATTCTTATACATTAAGAAATAAACGAGGCGGTTTTTCTGATAGCTCTCATAAAGAGACTGTAGGTTTAGACTACAGTACAATTAAATATCAAGGTAACAATAACGGAGATTATATTGATCGAACTGTTACTTCACAAGACATACCTAATAGATTACTTGCCAGTGAACAAGTTTCTGCAATGCCATTAATTCAAAAATTCACAGCATATGGAACACCTAGTGATGTAATGTTACCATTTTCTTACTTTTCAAATAAAGTGTCGACAACTGGTGGTGCACAAAAATGTAAAAAAAATTGTAAAAAGTGAATATTTAATTAATTATAGTATGTAACTTTTAATATTAAGAAAATATAGTATTATATAAAATGGATTTTTTTAAAGATACTTGGTGTATTCTTGATGAATACTTTAAATCTAATTATTTTTTGACAAAGCATCATTTGGATTCTTATAATGATTTTATTTTAAATAAATTACCAAATACTATACGTGTTTTAAACCCATTTATAGTCATTAAAAATCAAGATAATGGAACAACAAGTCATGAAATTAATGTTTATATTGGAGGAGAAAAAGGAGATGAAATATTTATCGATAAACCAACAATTATAGAAAATGGTGAACAAAGATTAATGTATCCAAATGAAGCTAGACTTAAAAACATGACATATAAATCGGATTTGTATGCTAATATAATAGTTAAATATATTACAAAAAAAACAAAAGAAAAAGAGACAATTGAAGAAAACCTTTTTAAAAATGTTAAAATCGGTTCTATACCTATAATGTTACATAGTTGTCTATGTGTTCTTAATAATCAACCACCACAAGTATTACATGAAATGGGTGAGTGTATATACGATCAAGGTGGGTATTTTATAATAGATGGAAAGGAAAAAGTCATAGTTGCACAGGAAAGAATTGTAACAAATAGAATTTTTATAAATAATAGCAAAGATCCTAAATTTAGTTATGAAGGTCTTATTCGATGTACTTCAGAAGAAAATCCCCTTTTCCCAAAAACAATTAATATTTATGTTTATAATGATAAAGAAATCAAAAAAGAAAAAGATGACGATGATGAAGATTCTTCTACTCTAGAAAAAGATGAACCAAATAAAGAAACTAAAGAAAAGAAAGATGATAATGGAGAAGTCAGCGAAATTAATAAATATCCTAATGCAATTATAATTTCATCACCTAATATTTCTACTAAAATACCATTATTTGTATTATTTAGAGCTATGGGTGTAGAAAGTGATAAAGATATTTTGAAATATATAATAGAAGATGATCCTGATGATCCTGATAATAAAGCAATGATAGATTTTTTAAGATATAGTATAATTCATGCTTCAACTATTCAAACACAGGATGATGCTCTTAAATATTTAACTAATTTTGTTGAATATAAGAATGTCGATAAATTAAAACATGTTATTATAAACGATTTATTCCCAAATGTAGGAAATGAATTTAAAAATAAAGCTTTATTTCTTGGTCATATTGTTAAAAAATTAATTAAGGTATGTCTAGGTATAACAAAGGAATCTGATCGTGATAGTTATATATTTAAAAGGGTAGATATATCAGGATTTTTAATGGGTAATTTATTTAGAGACTACTACAATCAATTTCGTCAAACGGTAAGAAATAACATAGATAGCCAATACTTATACGGTCCATGGAAACAATTAGAAAATATTAAATTTTTAATTAACAAAGGAAATCTAGATACTTTCTTTAAATCAGATATTGTAGATAATGGAATGAAAAAGTCACTTAAAGGAAGTTGGGGCGTTAATATGGTAGAAGAACAACAAGATCTCGATGATATTAAACAAGGGCTAGTCCAAGATCTAAGTAGAATCTCTTATATGGGTTTTATGTCCCATTTAAGAAGAGTAAATACTCCCATGGATCCAACATCTAAAATTGTTGCGCCTCATAGATTACATCCATCACAATGGGGTATTATGTGTCCTTGTGAATCTCCTGACGGTGCAAGTATAGGATTGCTTAAAAATATGGCAATTATGTGCACTATAACTTTCGATAGTGCAGCAACAAATATTATGAATTGTCTTAAAGAGAACAGTATTTTATTATTAACCGATGTTGATATTCGATCTGTTAAAAACTCTACAAAAGTTTTAATTAATAGTAATTGGGTAGGTATACATAATGAACCTGAAAAATTATTTAAATTACTCAAACTTCTAAAACGTAATGCACTTATTAGTATATATACATCTATATCTTGGGATATAATTCAAAATGAAATTAATATATTAACTGAAGCTGGACGCTGTTGCAGACCAGTTTATGTAATTCATAATAAAAAATTAATCATCGAAAAATATATTGAAAAAATTAAAAAAGGTGAAATAAAATGGAATAAAATGATTACCGGTTTTACATTACCTGGAGAAGTTGATGTTTTTAATAGTAAATATATATCTCCTAAAACTGTTTTATCATCAAAAATAGTCAAAGGTAAAAGTATAAAATTAGAAATTGAAGACATTATCACCATGCTTGAAGAAAATCAAGCCCCTATCGAATTTATTGATGTTGAAGAATCAAATACAAGCTATATTGCCATGGATGATACATATTTAACAAAAAGTAAATACTATACTCATTGTGAGATCCATCCATCAACTATATTCGGTATTTTAACTCATCAAATACCTTTATGTAATCACAATCAGGCTCCACGTAACATTTTTTCAGGCGCTCAAGGAAAACAAGCATTAGGTGCTTATGCAACTAATTTTAATAATCGTATTGATACCATGTCTTATGTGCTTCATTATCCACAAAAACGTATAGTTAATACACGTTTCTGTGAATATCTTAATTTAAATAGAATGCCTCATGGAGAAAACTTAATTGTTGCGATGATGCCTTGGGGAGGATACAATATGGAAGATGCTATTATTATCAATGAAAGTGCTATTCAAAGAGGAATGTTTAATATCACTTATTATAAAAATATTGTAGATCAAGAAGAGGAAAATAAAAATAGTAATGAACTCATCACATTTAATAATCCTATGACATTAATAGATTCAGGAAAACCATTAAATGAATTAAAATGGGCCAATTATAAAAAATTAGATGAAAATGGTTTCCCTAAAATTAATTCATATATTGGAGAAGGAGATGCTATATTAGGGCGAACAAAAATTGCTACTGAAATGGTCGAAGATGATAATTTACAAACAAGTATATTTGGTAGTAAAGTTAAAAAAGAAATGTATTACGATCGAAGCATGATAGCCGATAAAACAATGTCAGGAACCGTCGATAAAGTATATGTTTATACTAATGAACAAAATTTGAAAACATGCAAGTTAAGATTCCGTAAAATAAGACTACCTGAACTAGGAGATAAAAGTTGTAGCGCCCATGCACAAAAAGGAGTAATCGGTATGGTTATCCCACAACATAACATGCCCTTCACAAAAGATGGAATTGTACCAGATCTTATTATAAATCCTCATGGTTTACCATCTCGTATGACACTTGGACATATGTTGGAAACTCTATTAGGAAAAGTAGGGTCATGTCAAGGAACTACTGTAGATGGAACACCTTTTAATAATAATGATTATTCGGAATTCTATTTGAATATGGAAAAAGAATATGGTTTTGAAAGACATGGTAATGAAATGATGTATAATGGATTAACTGGTGAACAAATTCAAACAGATATTTTTATTGGACCTATATATTATGAAAGACTTAAACATATGGTTGCTGATAAAATTAATTATCGACAAGTTAATTTAAGGACTATTTATAATGAAGGTAAAGAAGTTATATTAAAAGATGCCCCTGTTAGTGCAATGACTAGACAACCTACTAAAGGTAGAGGTAATAATGGCGGTCTAAGAATAGGTGAAATGGAAAAAGATAGTATATTATCTCATGGAATGACAGCTTTCTTAAAAGAATCCCTTATGGAAAGATCAGATAAATTCGATTATTATATAGATAATGAAACTCATTCTATATTAAATAAAGATTTATCTAATGCTTTTGATGTCTCTAAAATTGAAACACCTTATGCTTTCAAACAATTCGTACAAGAAATGATTTCATTAGGTATTAAACCTATATTAGAGACCGAAGAAAACGATGAAAATGATGAAAATTACATTGACCATGAAGAAATGGAATTATAAAATTATTCATTTATAAATAATTTATAAATATTAAATAATATGGAATTAATAATTTTAAATGTTATTGCTGTTGTCATTATTTTAGTCGTTTCTATAATAAATATTATTATTGCAATAAATTTACAATATAAATATAATGAACAAAAATTATTAATTAATTCTTTTAAATATGATCTAAATGATACTCAAAAAGATTTCAAATTATTTAAAAAAGATGTTATCGATATAATAAGATCAAAAGTAGAAAAAGATGTTAAAATAAATATACTAGATCTTGAAGAATTTTCAGAATTAGATCCTTATATAAAAGAATTATATAAAAATCAAATTGTTAAAATAATAATGCCCGCAATTATGAATGCAATTAATGACCAATTTCATAAAGAAAATATAGATATTAAAATCGGTGTACATGCACCAGAAATACAAAATATTATTACTGCTTTAGCTAATAAAATTAAAAAAGAAGGACTTCAATCTATTATGTATAATAATTTTGTTGACGCTCAAATTCCTGCTTCTTCAGATACCTCCGCTCAATCCGGGGATTTGGAGGTATCCAATCCTTAAAAATATTATTAAACTCCTCATCTGTTGAAAAATATACTTTTTTTATACCTGCCTTAAGAATTGCCTTTGTACAATTTACGCAAGGCCGCGAATACTTTAAAGGATTACCCATTAAGTCTGTACCAATTCTAACAACATATAATTCACATTCAGATAAAGCATGCCTTAACTTTTTAACTTTCGTTAAAGCATCAACTTCTGCATGAATTGTAAAAGTATGTTCAAAATGACTTATATGATGATTAAAGCCCTCTGCAATAATTTCTCCATCCTTTACAATTACACAACCATGCCTATGACTTTTAACATTAGATCTAATAGCAAATTCTGCCGCCCTTCTTAAGAAGACTTCTTGTTTATCTTTACAAGTTTTAGTTTGCCTTTCTCCTATGTCCAACGACAAAAACATTTTTACCTACTACCTCACAAACTAAACTTTGTATTTATTACTATCAATTTATTTAAGTACATTAAATACTATCTTAATTAAATTTTAATCAATTTTTATATAAATTATTATATTTTCGCTAGTTTTTTTATTATTATTATCAAAAGTGCCGCCATAATAGCTCTTAATAAAACTTCATGATACGGAATTTTATCAATAGCAAAATATCTTGATAAAAATTTGTCTAAAGGTATGAAATGAACTAAAATAACAACAATAAATACAAGAGCCGCTAATTTTAAATCATCTGCAAATAATAATAAATAATCTTTAAATTCTGTTGGATGAGGGTTTTGAATAATATTTTCATAGGGATTACCTCCCATAGAATTAAGTTGAGCTAATAACATTGCTTGCTGTTGTGATTGAGGAACAAACATTCCATTATTCCCATTTTGTTGCTGCTGTTGCTGTTGTTGCGCCATCATGTTTTGTTGTTGTTGGGATGCCAATTGTTGCATCATAATTTGTTGATTCATTTGTTGTATTTGTTGAGGCGTAGGTTCATTTTGAATATGTTGTTGAGAATTTTCTGTACTTGCACTTGCAATTTGATTTAAAATATCCTGTACAACTATATCATCGTCATTTATAATATCTGCAGATAATTGTGTATTCTGAGGCATATGACTATTTGAAATTGCATTTTGGGCCTGATTAATATACTGTCTCTGTTGGTCAGTAACAAATGTCTGATTTTGCATTGTATTTGAATTTGTATTTGGTAACTGTGCCAGAGGTGTTGATTTATTCATATTATTATTATAAATTTTAATAATATTATATCAAACGAGTTTTGGACACACTTGTAATGATTTTTTAAAGAAATATTAATATTAATTATTAATAATATCAAAAAATATATACTTCTAATGGTATTACATAAATCATATATATAACTTTATGATTATCTTTTACTTTCTGCATTTGTTTCATGAGAACAATTTGTAACATATGGTGTATATTTATAACAATCACCATCAACTTTATAATAATATTTCTCTAAATCTTTTAGATTAGGTCCTTTAATTACAATACAATTATTACTTGTACATACTTTTCTAAATAATGTAGCCAAACCCAAACCTAAAATAACTGATATAATTATTTGCCCTGTTGGAGATTCTAAAAGATCTTTAATCATTTTAATTTAATGTAACATTATTTCTTTATGATTTTTTTCAGTGACAATTATACGTTTATTACAATTATTATATATGACCACTATTACCACGACCATATTTTTCTTTTGAAATTGAAAAATCCTCATGTATTGGTTGTTGTTTAATTAGATTTGTATCCACAGGGCATGATACTTTAGAAGCATCGAATTTATAACAAGAATCTGCCTTATCTTTATAAACTATATTACCTGCATTGTATGGGGATGGAAATTTAACTATCACCTCAGGACTAGGATTATACACATAACATAATAACAATCCAACAGCAAATGCTATAAAAAAATAGAGTGGGCGAATTTTATCAAAAAACATTTTTACTATTAACACATATTTTTAGTAATAATAGAATTTATCATAAATTAATTTATCATAAATTTCATTGTTACTTTCTAACTCATGCTTTGCACTACAACCATTTAATTCTTCATCAATATAATAGTCATCAGAATATACATCATATTCTTCATCGTTATCTGAATAATCATTAAAATATTCATTATTATCGTATTTTAAATAATATCCTGATTCATAATCTGAATTATTATATAATGCTTCTTTTTCCTCATCATATAACTCTTTTAAAATTTTATAAATAGGAATATATTCATCCTCATCTTTAAATTCTTTGCTATTTTTGTTATAAATATTATAAATATCAGATGTATCTCTTTCATCATCATTCCAAACTAATAGTCCATCTTTTAAATCCATTTTTTAAATTGAATTAAAGCATATGAAATATTTTATTAAATATGTATTCAATTTTTTTTAAAAATTTAGATATTCACATATTTTTTCTTTTGATAATTTTTGATAATTTGAAGGTAATAACGCTTTAATCTCCTTATTCTTTTCTATTTCATCTATTAATTCTGGCTTGGACATATAATATGATTGTTTGTGTTTTTGAGATATACATTCATCTTTTGACTTAAATTTAAATTTATCTGCAATTAATTTTTTGACATTACTTTTAATACTTAATATTTGTTGTGGTGAAACTTTAAGATTCGGTTTAGATACTTGTTTGGTTTTGGGTTCAATTAACTCCTCTTTTTCTTTCTCTTTCTCTTTCTCCATTTTTTGCGGAGGTTGTACTTTATCCTTTTTATTTTTAACATTAAATTCCGGAAGAGATATTATGTAAAAATCTATTTTGTTGATTTTCTTTTCAGCATCTTCAAGCATCTCAACATTTTTAAATATCTCATTATATAATTTAACCATTTTAATTATTGATGATTTATCTGAATTATCGATATTCAAAAGCTCTGATTGTTTTAATAGTAATGTCTTATTATCTTTTATTATATTTCCAATAAAAATATTGTAGTTTTTCCCATTAATTAACTCATAATATTCATTTAATTTATTAATATTTTTATCAACTATTTCCAATTGATTTATAATATTATCATAATCATTTTGCAATGATTTAGGATTATCACTATATAAAATATTGTTATATATATTATGATATTTAATTGATAATTCCTTTTTCTTTATGATATGATCATCTATTTCATCAAAAATATTCTTTATTTTTGGAGGTTTTATATATGATCCACCAATATTTAAAAGGCCATTTGAATTAAAATTTAATGATTCTATATCATTATCCCGAAACAAATTTAAATATTTTATATAAGCTTCTGATTCAAACATAGCAGTTTTTTCATCAATATTAAAGACATCCATTTTATAATAATCTTATATTATTTATTTAGCAAATATTAAGTCTATCATACAGAATACATAAAAACTTAATACAGCTAATACAACTGTAAAAACACCTAATGAAAACATAGTTTTCTCATCACCAATACCAAATTGTTTTAATGAACCATCATTCTCAAACATTACTGATGGTTTTGCTAGAATTATTAATATTATTAATAAAACGTAAAATAATATTGAATATATTATACGAGCGTTAATGTATTTCATTTTATTATTATGAATATAAAATTAGAATATATTAATAATGCATTTAGTTAAAATATTAATAATTTCTCTTATTATTATTAATTGTATAATATTTACCTTTTATATAACCCAAGTATATATACCACCAATATATACAAATAATAATATATATATTGATAAATATACTAATGTACCATTACTTGTTTATAAAGTTGAAGAAAACCCAAAAAGTATTGACATTATAATAAATTATCTTGATAATAATGAAACAATTAAATCTCGAATTAATGATATCAAAAATGTTAATATTGTTAATGTTAAATCCAATAATTCAGCATTAGAGTTAACAGATACTTTTACTTATTTATATAAATATCCAAAATACAAAGTATTAACTGTTATTAATGATAATAAATACTGTTTATTTATGAAGCCTAAAGATCATGTAACAAATGAGTCTATGAAAGATGTTATTAATAATAAGAAGGTAATTGGTTATATTGATGATTTAGATACTAAATTAATAAAATATATATGTCTCGCTCAAGGTATTGACCCAAATTTAATTAAACTTAAAAAAGTACCTATTCCAAAAGTTATTAATGATAAATACTTTATTGATAATGAAATATATACATTAATGTTATTTACGTCTTTTTCAAATAATTTAATTTTAGATTCAATTCATAATGATTTTAAAATAGATTTCCTCAATTATGAAGATTTTGATATAAATATAATTAAATTTTTAATACCATTTGTTAAAATAATTAATATAGATTTGTCAGTTCCATTTATACATTTTAAAAATGATTATGCTGTTAAAACATGTTTCGCATTTGATTTTCTATTATGTGGTGATGGTAAATTAGAAAATGACGTAGATTTAGGTTTAAAATTTAATAAACTTATAATTCGATTCGGGAATTTTGATGTAATAAATTTTTATACTATGTATTTCAGTTTTTTTAAACAAACTATAGAATATTTAAATGTATCAAATAATCATATAAAAAATCAGGATAATTTACCGATATTAGAACAGTTTAGCATAGATTCTTCACAAAGTTCACAGCCAAAAGTTGTATTTGATATTTCACCTGAATATAATATAGATGGCTTTTATGATAATAAAAACCAATCTATGCTTTTAAACTTTACTATGATAAATGATATTCCATTAACATTACACAGTAGAATTACATTAACACAACAAGATCGTCTTGAAGAAAACGGAACATATTTTGTTAAATTTCAAACTGATGATGGAATGATTGAACAAACATTCATTCAAAAATTCATAATTTATAATGACCCTATTGATAATACTAAATATAAAGATGGGATCATTAATATTAGTAATATTGAAATGATCGAAGGGATCCATTTAAATGATATTAAAAATGATGATGATATTTATATAGCAAATTTAGATAAATTTTCTAATATAATAAAAGGTAAAAAGGAAAAAGAGTTTTATCTTAAAATAAAGGAAGAAATAATAGAAAAATCAACTTATGATCCTCGATATGGATGTTATGATGATCCATTGATTAAATCAAGGGGATTATGTGAAAGTAAATATGATTCTCTTGGTAAACCCAAATTCAAAAAGCAATATTGGGATCGCCGTTGTGAAAAAAATGAAGAATGCCCTTTTTATATGGAAAATAAAAATTATAAAAATTATCGGGGTGGGTGTATCGATGGTAGATGTGAACTTCCTATCGGAATGAAAGCTGTTTCTTATAGAAAATATGACCCTGAATTTAAACCAATGTGTTATAATTGTAAAGACATTTCAGATCCATTTTGTTGTGATGATCAAAAAGATAGAAAAAATTACAATTACTTAGAATCTCCTGATTATGCGTTTAGTTTAGATAGTCATGAACGTATGAAAGAAATCAAAGAAACTAAAAATAATCCTATTAAATGGTTTAATAATTAGAAAATAAATAAAAATTTAATTTAATAAGGTAATTTCAATAAAATTGATTATTTTTAGATTAATAACAATTTAATTATTAATATGGATATAGAATTTACCGATTCCGAAATTATCATCATCAAAAATCCAAATTTACATATCATTCGAGGAAAATGGACTGGTAGTCATAATTATAGGGCAGAAATCCGTAAAATAGATAATGAGTCAACAGAATTTATTTTTGGCACTGTATCAAATTTAGATGATTTTTATGTATGTGTATTAAGATGCAAATTATATACATGTGAAAAAGAAAAAGTTATATTTATAACTGATATGTGTGGCTTTGCAAATAATCTATGGGATCCGATTGAAATATATAAATTAAATAACGTTGAAAATTATTGGCGAGTATCACAAGAAAATCTAGATCTTTTCAATTTAGCTTTAAAAAGAATGTACAATGGATGGGATATTCGAAAATATAGCGACGATGATATGTATATCTTTGAATTGACTAGAAAAATATTTCATAATGTAGTAGATTATCCATATGATTTAAATCAAATTATGATTACCGATATTATTGAAAAAATCCATAATCTAAATCTCCCACCAAAGTTAAATATTCTCCAAAATAATGATAAGTGGCAATATGATACTGATAAAATAAAACAACTTTGGGATGAATGTAATAATACATGCAGTGATTATGGGACTATTGCTGTTTGGTTTGGTTTTGAAAAAGATTATGCTATTTTTGATGAAGAAGTCTTGAAAATATAAATTGATTAATATTAATAAAAAATATATAAAGAATTTAAATGTTATTATCTTTTGTATTTGTTATTTTTTTAATTATTTTATTATTAAACATTTATGTATTGGATTTATTGATTGAAAAAAAAAATGAAAATTTTATTAATGATTATTATGATAAATATTTTGAAACTATAACAATCCCTACAGATTTTTATAATATCTCTGTTGAATTACCCAAAACTCATTATGCATTTGAAATGAAAGATAGATTTTTTATCGATACTCTTAATAAAAATAAGACGATCACATCATTAGGATATGTAAAATCTCAAGATTTAATAGATGAAAAAATGATATCATCTATATTAAATAGATCAAATAATTATTTAGTCGATATTTTAAATAAGGAAATGCCATGTGATGAAAAATTCTTATTTTCAAATGTATATAGTGAAAAAACCTTAGCTAAAATAATTGTAGATGGAGTTTTTGTATTAAAATCCAAACATATTATTTATAGGGATACTAAAATATATGGAGTATCTATATCTATAACTACTATTCATAGTTTAGTCGATAACTCTATTCATTTAATTGATTTTGAATTATACGGATATGTATTTGAAGATAAAATTAATGCTTTTGAACCATCAAATTTAATTGATAATAATTATCAAGATTATAAAAAGGATAATATACAAATAAGAGATCCTAAATATGAAAATCAGTATTTATGTCAATACTTTGATGATATACATAAATTTAGAGGAATTAATGCACCTAATATAGATAAATTAGATTGTCCAAAAAAATCTGATTCATTTTAAATTAAAATATATTTAAGACTTTAATTTAAAGATAATAAATAAAAATGATATCACCTTCTGAAAATACTAGCTATCTAAAAAGCCTGTCTGATAAAATCAAAGATTTACAAGGAGAAAATGGAGAATTATACCAATTAGTTGTCACAGATATTAATAAATTTATGTACAATATATTATATAAATCTCCAGAACAATTACCAGATGAATTTAATAGATATAATAGGAAAATTGGTAAATTAATTTCTGATTGGATTGGAGAAAATGGAGGCCACGAATCTGAATTTGCTTTAACACTTAAAGAATGGATAGTAAATTACTTTAAAGAAAAGGAATAAAACATTTTAAAAATGTTATTGGCAAAATGTTTAAGAAAACTACCGAATGATTGTTGTATATATATTAAAAATATTTTACAAGATGAAAATTATTTTTTTACATATGATACGACTCGAATACATGGAATTAGTCGAAATATAGTACTTATTAATGCTGATGTAATATTTTCATATTTTAATGATGTTTATAATATTATTAATACATTAATTATTTTGTTTAATCCAAAATTAGAAATTAAGATGCATTACTCGCAAAGCTCGAGAACTAATAGTGCACAAAATTATATTTTTTGGGAAAACGAATTACCAGAATATATAATTGATGAATGGTTTTATGATTTAAATCCCAATAAAATTATAATGGTATGGAACGCATCCTATTTTACATATTAATATTTTTATAGTTTATTTATCAATTTAGATCTTAAGTTTATTTAAAGGAATAAATTCACCAGCACTCTTAACATATTCACCTCCTCGTTTACCTGAGTAGACTATTTTGTTTCTACCTCCAATCATCACACGTTTATTAGTGGCTACTGGTCCACACATTCCACCTCCACATCCACCAGATTGTTTCTTTTGAGGAGCTTGTTGTGAAGAGAATTTTTTTGCGGGTTTAGATTTTGATTTTTTAGACTTGCGACCTGACCCACCTTCTCCTTGTTGCCATGGTGGTACAGATGCTGGAGGTGCAGCAGCTTGAGCATTTCCTTGTGGTGGGGGAGGGGGTCGTGCTGCTTGTCCTTGTGGTTGTGGTGGGGGTCGTGCTACTTGCCCTTGTGGTTGTGGTCGTGCTGCTTGTCCTTGTGGTTGTGGTGGGGGTCGTGCTACTTGCCCTTGTGGTTGTGGTCGTGCTACTTGCCCTTGTGGTTGTGGTGGGGGTCGTGCTACTTGCCCTTGTGGTTGTGGTCCTTTCTCACCCCCTACAAAAGCTTCTGTACATATTTTATATTTAGGATTACCTCCTTCTCCTTTTTCTAAATATTTTACTAAAAATGGTTTATCCATATTTCTTATTCTTTTTGATAATTTATCAAAAGGTACAAAATTACAAAGTTGATTCCCTCTAATAATTGTTTTTTTATCGTCGTCAAAATTTAATTCAATTGTTAAACCTTTATCCAATAAACTATAAAAACCTAAATGTAATGGTGGGATATTAATCAACATATTTAATTCGATATCATTACGAGAAGATTTATCATCAGTAATACCACCAAATCTTATTTGAGGTGGGTTTTTATCTACTATTTTTGTTACATAATCAAATTGAAATTCTCCTTCTTCATCTAATCTCATAAGTCTACATATTGCCCAACCATTATGAATTGCTTCTAATTGTTGATCACTATTTGCTTCAGGTTTTTCTTTCATTAATTTATTTAATAAATACATCGCTGCAAAAAAAGAGAATGGATTATCTTCGTTTTTATTTCCAAAAGAACTTTTAGTAATTCCGCCCCCTTTATTAGGCATCCACCAACCGTTACGTACATTTACATCAAAATTTTCATTAAATACTTTACATATATCATCTATATTATTAAGTTTTAGTTTTTTTATTTCTTCAACAAGCAGCATTAAAGATGTTATATATTTTTTAACATCTTCAACATCTAAAATAGCTTCACAGTCTTCTAAAGGAGATGATACTTTCCATTCATTACTTTCATTTTCTAAATTTACTACTCTGCATGCAGTTTTTTTTTGTGCAGCATTTTTACTCATTCTATATTTATAATATTAAATAAGGTTTTTATTCAAATTCTGTTTCTTGATTAACAAAATAATCCTCTTCAATTTCATCTCCATCTGCATTATCACCTTGATAATTAATATTATAATTTTCATTTTCTTGTTGTTCATTATCATAAGCCGATAAGTTTTGTGTAATTGAAACTTGTGATTTTTCATTATTCTTCTCTTTTTCATCATCCTTATTTAAATCATCAGGATCATCTATTTTAAGACCCATCTTTTTAAGTAACATTTGCATTTTTCTCTTTTCAGCATCTGAACTATATTCTGCTATCATTTCTTGTTTACGTTTTTCTCGTAATTCTTCAACCCTTTTTTTAATCTTATCATTATCTGTATCATTAATTGCAATATATTTAATAAAATCATCAATTATATAATAAACAATATGACATGATATTCTTTGATTTTGCTTTTGAATTGTATTTAATTTTAATGTAATTGAATCTAACTTTGCTGGATCAATATTAATATCATCATAAAGTGTAATATAAAGTATATTTGTCATTAATTTAATTAATAAATATGATAATAAAGATATATTTAATGTAATAAGTGTCTCATCTTTATCATTATCATTATCTTTTTTATTTATTTGTGTCTGTGCAAAGAATAAATCATCGATATTTCTAACAAACGCAGATGATTTATATTTTAATAAAATTGGCTCAAAATTAGAATTATTAATTATCGTATCTTGGAGTTTTATTAATAATGTTACAGAATCATCTTTGTTGTCTTTATTTTGACTGCCTTTAGACTCTGGTATAATTTTTTGATTCACAATTCTAGATAATATAGTAGGTAATCTGAATTTTATAAATGAAAATATAGATGCCCTTAAAGAATCGCTTTTACTAAAAGATTTACCAGTAATAATTAACTTGAATTGTTCCAAAATATTAGGATCAGATAATTCATAATATTTTTTAATATATTTCAAAATTATCATTAAATTAGAATCAAGATGAGTATAAAAAGTATTACTCCACCAACCATCAATGTCTTCGAAATTTTTAATTAAATTTTTAAATATTATATCCTCCTTTATCAAATTATTAATATTAATAAAATTATTAATATTATTCCAGGTATTTAAAAAGATATCTCTCTCTTTAAATAATACATCTTCTGTATTGGGTACATTAATTGTCTTGATTTTAAATATATCAATAGTTTTAAATTTTTGTGAAACCGGTAATAATGATCTTGTAATAACAAAATCATTACTAATTTTATGAATTTTATCATATATGTTCTTAAAATTAGGATCATTTTTTAAAAAATCATAAAAATTTATAGTATTTGTAAGTTTTTCAACACAACAAGAATTTATTAAACTTGAAATATTATTCGAGTACTTTAATATTTTGGCATGATGAATAATATTATTAATTTCACTCAAATAACTAATAATTGGATCACTCTTTTTAGATTCTTTAAATTCAAAATTCGGTTTGAATGATTCATTTAACGTATTATATAATGAAAAATCTGTTGCAAATTTATGTTTTATTTTTTGTAATAACTCCTTTTTATGCTCAAGAGTTTCTGATATATTAAAATTAATCTCTTTTATAGAATCAATAGAATTCACTATCTCAGCTTCGATCTCATTAGTACTCATTTTAGAAAATTGATCAAATTGTAAATCACCAGGCGTTCCTATAGATCCTATAATACATGCAAAATATTTACTCAATGATTGTGTCGCACTATTAGATGATAATGGATAACCAATATATGAAAAAAAACCTACACATTTAGGAATTAATTTATTTATAACAATTGTTGGGTATTCAATCATAATAACTAAAATTAATATAGAAGCTGTATAAATAATCACATTTGTATAATATTTTTTATATTCTTTTATCTCAAACTCTTTATGATCATCCTTGATTTTTTTTATAAGAGCATCAACCTTTGCTCTATAATCTTTATTTGTATCATATAACTGCTTATTTTTATTAATACTATTTTGAATAACTGTATTTAATTTTGTTTCCTTTTTATTAATAATCTCATTTAAATCTTTTAATGGATATGCAGCAAATATTTGTTGTAAAATATAATTATATACAGGTCCTGATATATCAATATCAAGTATTTTAATAAAGGTTTTTAAAATATCTTCATTTTCTTGTAATTTAGAATCCTCTTTGTGTGTATATGTATTTAAAGTAGTATAATTCTCACCAAACTCTGTATTTCCAAATATAGCATCCAAATCTAATAAATCTTCATTTCCAATATAGTCTTCATATATATTACTTTTCTCATGATTTTCTGGAAGTTTTACATTTACTAATCTTCTCACTTCTTGAAGACTAAATAATGACTCATTTTTAAATAAATCAAACTGTTTTTTATAAATTTCAATGTCACTGTCAATTAAATCTATTATATTATCAATATCGTTTATAAATATTATTATAGACTCTATAGCAGATATTTGTTGATTTAATATATGTTTAATAATAGATAACTTGACATCTTTTTGTTTTTTACATAGTAACTCAAAGGGATCTAAAATAATTGAATTTTCATTTTGAAGTTCATCAAAAGAATTTAAATTATCCGTACATATTTTAAATGGTGTTTTAAATACTTTAATCCACGTTTGAGTACCTGATATATTTTTCCTTAAATATAAAATATTATGCCCATTCGGTAAATGTAGTATTGCATAATGTCCATCTCTTACTAATTTTTTACCATTAATAATCGTTGTTGCCTCTATTTCAAGTTCATCTCTTGTTTTTTTAGAAAATTCATCATCTTTTCCTAATAAATCTACAAGAGCATATTTTTGCTCATTACCAATTAATGATTTATTAACCTTACTTTTAAGGTCATATTTTGTATAATCCAAATGTTTATCGAAATATAAATTCCCATTTTGTTGATTATCATTCTCTAAATCTTCAAGAGTCATATATTCTTTCGCTATTATTTTAGGAGGATCCTTTTTTGAACTTTGCGATAATTGCGATAATTGCTTATCAACTTTATCTAATTGGGTTTTAAATACATCTAATTGTTTAACAAATACTTGTTCATAAGTTTTAACATATTTATGTTTATTCTGAATTTTGTCTTTTAATACCTGTAATATATATACATATCCATAATCATTTTTATCAAGTAAATATGCATACCTATTTAATGTAGAATCTCTAAATGTTCTAATAGCATTATATGACTGTTTGTATGATTTAAGAAACTTATTATATTTATTAAAGTCTAATAAACCAATATTATTACTATAATTTGAAATATGATAATCATTTATAATTAATTTATCTGATCTTTTTGGTAAATTTTGATTTATATTTAGTAAAATATATAATATACGCTGTATATTTAATGTGATTTTATCAAAATCTATATTTAATACGTCATTTATTAATTTCTTTAACTCAAAAATATTTGTTATACTCTTTAATACATCAATATTAATAAATAATAATTCTGATACAGAATTAGGTTTAATAATACTCAAAGTTGTATTTGAATCATTAAATAATGTAAATACTATAGTATTTGTTTTAAGATGTTGTCTATTAAATTGATAACCCTTGTACTTTACATCATAAACAAAACAATAATTTGGTTTATCAAAATTAACTTTAATATCATCTAATTGTATTCCATTTATTGTTATTTTTTTATGAGGTTTAATGATAATATAATCTTTATTATTTAAAGTTACAACACCTTCGATCTGTGTAATTATTTTACCAGTAGAATCAAAAGCAAAATCATTAAAAAATATTGTTACTTTTGATTTAATTGATAATTTCTTTAATTGTTCAAAATAAGATTTTATATTGAAAAAGGATATTTGATCTAAATTATTATTACATATACTAACATAACCAACAATATCTATTTTATCCCCTTCATAAACGAATTTATTATTACTCGCTGAAATATAATGTAAACCCGATGTACAACCCGGCTTATCATCAGGAACCTCTGGTTTCTTACCTATATCAACTGTACTCTGTTTTAATACTCGAAAAGTCTCATATTTATTTATTCTTGCTTTCTTTAAATCATCCTCATTAAATTCTTCAAATAAAAAATGTCTAAAAACATCTTCATCTTGATTAGAAATTATTTGATTAGAAATATATGTATTGTTATTAGTATTAGCAAAAGGTTTTGATAATGAATATAAAGCATTCGCAGAATGCAAGTATGAATTTGTTTTATCAGTATTTAGATTTCTAAATTGACCCATATATGTTTGAAATGATTGTGTTTGTAATGCATATGTATCTTGAAATTCTTGGTCAACATCTGAATATTTATCATCCTTTGTATCATGCAAAACTACAAATTTTTTACAATAAATAATTGGTTTGATATTATCAATTAGAATATTATCATCAGTATCAATAGAATCAAATAAGTCAATATACATATTCACCTTTTTCTGGGTCTTAAATGCATTTTTATATTCATTTATTAATAAATTTGTCAATTCATGTGTTATTTGATCTTTATTTAAAATTAAAACAGAATCATCTTTAATTTGTTCTTCATAAATGATAACATCATTTAGTGTTTCACTAACATTTGATTCTTCTATTATTAACAATGTTTCATCGTCTATGTCAAGATCCATTTTACATTTTCACAAGAAAATAATATTAAAAAATAATTAATACATCTATAAATAGTTTATTTATGATTTAATATAATTTTGAACTTCAATAATATCTGAACTATCAAGTTTTACAAAAGAAACCCACTCTTTAGTAATAATATGTAGATCTTGAATAATTTTATTAATAGAATCAATCATAAATGTTTTTGTAAAGTCTTTATCAGCTTTAATATCTACACTAAATTTAAGTTTTAAATACATTAGATTATCCAATGGATGTGGTTGATAAAACCCAATGTATTCTAAAATCTTATTTGTAACAACATCTGATCTTTGAAAATGCTGTTTATAAATAAGAGTTTGGAGAACATTTATTAATGTATGATCTTCATTTTTAATACCTATCTGATAAAAATTATCAACATTACCCATTTGTGTAATATTAATTGAATCATGATTATTTGTAAGATTAGTGATAAAGTTCTCTAATTTTGATATTAAAATGATTAAACCCTTGAAGAATAAATAATTCGGACGCATTCTACACTCACTTTCAATTTGGAAAATGAATTCATTTGGTTCATCAAATTTATTCTTTTTAAAATATCTATAAATATCAAGAGCATCAAATTTTGATTTCATATCTTTAACTTCATCTTCTGATAGTTTTGAACCCTTTGTCTTTTCTTGTTCAATTACCTTTTCTTTAAATACAGAACTTGCCAATTCTTCGTCAATTTTATTATAATAACAACTTTGACTAGTTGGACACCATCTAGAATGTTTCTTCGCAATATTTATAGAACCTTTAAATTCTATATCAATTTCCTCTCCTTTTTGAGGTTCATATAAATTAGGTTTTAATTTTGTAATCAAAATATAATCATTTGTAATTTTATTTTTTGGAAATAGTCTCTCTCTGAACTTTTCATCATATTTCTCATCATTATTATTAAAGATTTCAATATCTTTAGTAGTTATATTAATTTGTGACGATAATGTATTCTTTTTCTTTAAAATAAATCTATAATCATCCGGTTTAAAATCATTTATTTCATTTTCATGAAAATGAATCGGTATAAGTGAAATTCTATGGGCTAAAAATTCATTATGCAAAACACTATTATTATTCTTAATAACAATATCATTATTGTCAACATCATAAGGATCAAAATAAAATGCAACATTTGGTAATTCTGATAAAATTATCCTTCTAATTGCATTTACAATTGATAATTCTATATCTTTAATAGTAAATTGGATTCTTTGGGGATTAATTACTTTATGATCGACAAACATTCTTTTAATATGTTATAATTTAAAGTTTTAAGTGATTCAATTTTTTTGTTTAATTTGCGTGTATATTCTTTTAAAATTTTAGCGTACATAAATAAAAGTAAATGGACATTAATAAGAAAGACGTGTTATTTTATAGTAATTTCTGTGAACATTGTAAAAATTTAATAGGGTTATTAATTAGAAAAAATCTACGTGATAATTTTATTTTAGTATGTGTTGATAAACAAGGATTAAAAATACCCCCTTTTATAGACCGGGTTCCTAGTATTTTAACATCTACCAAAAATCTATATACTGGAGATATGATAGATAAATATTTAAATTCAAAAACACAATCAGTTCAACAACCACAAGATGATATATCACCATATATGATGGAATCTGGATTCAATTCATCACAATATACATATATCTCAGCTGATGGAAATAATTATGAAACCAGTGGTGGTTTAAGAAATGATATGTTACAAAATAATAACTTTGTTATGTTATCTGATGATCACAGTATAAAAGCACCTCTCGATCGTGAATCTGAAAATAAATCTAATAAATTTGATTCTAGTGTATTAGAACAATTTATGAATTCTAGAGCATATGATGATGAAATGATTAAAAAAACACAACAACAACAATTAGGACAGCCTCCACCTAATGGTCAGAATTTTCAAAGAAGATAATATCATTTAAATAAAATATACATTATAATACTTTTAATCTGTTCGGTTAAATACTTAAGAAATATTGATTATTAATAATAAAAATGAGTAATAAGAATGTGTATTATGAATTATTTAATGAAAAACTTGATGAATTTTTTAAAGATTTAATAGTGTCATTTCCAGATATTACAGAATTTAAACGATTTAAATCAGGACTAAACCTTCTGAGAAATGTTGATCCTAAATCAGCTCAAACTATCTTTAATAATTATGTAATTACTAAATTTAAAGATGCTATTTTATCAAAAGATGATAGTTTCTTCCTAGATAATAATGATTTCGGTATCGTAAGTACTCGTAAAGATTATTGGATTGAGTTTATTGAACAACTTAAATTACTTTGGAAAACAATTGATAATGATAATAAGGATATTATCTGGAAATATTTACACGTATTATATGTTTTAAGTAATAAGTGTGAAAATAAATAATTTTATTAAATAAGCGTATAAATTCTATTTAAACATATCTTTTTTTTAGTTAATATAACAAATGCAATTAAACAATAAAGTAATATTGACATTCAATAAATTTTACATCTCTCTGATAAAAGATTTAAAAGCATCTAATGATGAAACAAAAGCTATCATTAAAAAAAATTACAAAATTATCGATAAACTATCCGAAGATTATATCAATTTTTTTAATGAACAATTTGGTGATAATCTAAACGTTTTCATTAATGAAAATGAAGATGTTACTATTCTAAATGATAAATTCATTGCAAAAGATGTTACTATTAAATCTATTTTAGATACTATAACAAACGATATTGATAAAAAAGTTTTCTGGAATTATTGCTATATACTTACTGCTGTTTTACTTATTAATAGAGAAGTTACCACTTTAGAATCTAAAGAAGATAATGAATCTGAACTAGAACAAACTGACTTACTTTTCAATAAAGTTGTAGGCGTTTTATCAAAAATTCAAACTGGTGAAGATTATCAATATATATTAGATGAAATTTTAGATGATGATATTAAAAATGTTCTATCAAAAGTTGATAAATTTACTACTAATATCAAAGAAGAACACACTCAAAATGAAGAAAATGAAAATAAACCCAATGAAAATAACCCCTTTGGACAAATGGAAGGTAGTATGATTTGTAATCTCGCTAAGGAAATTTCTAATGAAATTGATGTTAGCAATATTAAAGTTGACAAACCTGAAGATATATTGAAATTAATGGATTTCACAGCTAGTAATAATATTGTAGGTGATATTATTAAAAAGGTCAGTACTAAAATTCATGATAAAATCAGTAGTGGTCAACTTAAACAAGAAGATTTATTTGGTGAAGCTATGTCTATGATGGGTATGATGGGAATGAAAAGTACAGGAGGCGGCTCCGGGGGCAGTGCAGGAGGAATGGGAGGTATGGCTGAAATGATGAGTCAAATGATGGGTGGTGGTAAAGGTGGCGCTGGAGGAATGGCAGGTATGGCTGATATGATGAGTGGAATGTCAGGCATGATGAATAATCCTATGATGGCTGAAGCTATGAAAGCCATGAAGAAAGGCAAGGCTGTGCCTAAACCTGACGCATTTAAGAAAGAAAGCGCAAGAGAGAGGTTACGAGCGAAGCTAAATGCCAGGAAAAATAAAGATGGAGATGAATCCGGAGCTGGCCCTTCAAATTAAATCGCAATAATTATTTTTTGTATTTATTTTTCTTATCCGATAATTGTTTTATTGAACAAAATTTATCATTTTATCAAAATAACTGTAATGAAAAACTAGTCCTTCAATTTCTCCCCTAATAAAAACATTGTATAAACTAAAAAAACAAAAATATGAAGATATATAAAAATGGAAAAAATATGGTACTTGGACATTAAACATTTATTTACAGAGAAAAATTATAATCATTTTTTCCCTTCTAAAGACATGACATTTGCTGAACAACTAAATGCATTATTAAGGCTATCTATATACTTCAGTTTATTTGTATTCGTATTAAGAAAAGATTCCAATATTTTTATGATACCCATTTTTGTAGGATTATTTACTTACTTTATATACAGTGTTGATACTGATAATAAAACAAATGAAACTATGTATTTAAATCAGCAAAATTGGGATAAAAATCCAAATACTGAAGAATTATGTGTTAAACCAACCGAAAATAATCCATTTATGAATGTTTTGATGAATGAATATTCTGAAAATCCTACTAGGAAAAAAGCTTGTGATATCAGTAGATCTGATATTAAAAGACAGTCACAAAAATTTTTTGATAAAAAACTATATAGATCCGTTTCTGATATCTTTAATAAAGAATCATCCGATAGAGAATTTATTACAAATCCAATAACCACTATTCCAAATGATGCCAAATCGTTCTCGGAATGGTGTTGGGGTCAGGGGCGTACCTGTAAAGAAGGGAATGGTCAAAAATGTTATAGTAATCAATTTAGACATATTGAAACATAAAAATTTGATTTTAAATTAATATTTAATTAAAATATTAAATAAATGAATCCATATTACAATGTTTCATATGGAACTATAATACAAAATGATAAAAATGGTATTGAAATTTCTAAATATTTAGGAAGTTTTAAATATAATTCACATAGTATTATAATTAATAAAACTGCAATTTGTTTAGATTTATTTGAAAAAGTTGATATTAATCATAATGAATATACTATTATACTAAGAAAATAACAAATTGTTTAAAAAATTGAATATCAATATAAACACTATAAAATTAATGACTACATATCGTATTTTGAGGTCAGTTCCATTTGAAAGCCGCGCGTTTACAGCTAATTCTCTGAAAAATGTATTTGTAGAGACAGGTGATGTGGTTGACATTATATTAAAAGAGATATCACAATTTGACGAAAAATCAATAGCCAATAATATTTTGATCAGTGCCAAAGAATTATTTGACAAGGCTGTCATTACTACACGATTGAAACCTGGAAATATCAAAATTATTGAGTGTCCAAAAGTTGAAGAAGTTCCTTCTTCTATTTATATGTTCGAATCTAAACATGTCAAATTCTCTGACAATTCTAAAATACATGTCGAAAGAGTTTATACATTATCCGATGATAATACATATCAATGTCCAAGTCACTACATTATAACCTTTGGACTTATATTATATAAGAATGGCAAGTGTATTATTACTGCATTATATATTCATGATGATGGACACCAAAAAAAGAAAATATTTTATAGAGGCTTGAAGACTATAGATTCTTCTATAGCAGACATATCATATCCACCTAATGGATATATTAAGAAATCAACAAGATCAGGTCCCCTCTCATGTAGGAAATATGAAAATTTTTTTGAATATGGTCAAATAACATATTATCCTTATTGGCTGGCAATAGATTTTCTGGAAACTTGGTGTAACGAAATAATACATCTGTCTTTTTCAAAAAATGACATGAATACGTTTTTAAGTCAAGTATATAAAAATTGATTTAAGCATTATTTCAATTACATTTTATAAACTAAAACAAAATGATTAAAGATATTGCTTCAACACTACTTGATATTATTGATTTAAATAATGTTAAAGAAGAAGAAACTAGATATGTATTTTTAGATGAAAATGGAAATCCTAATAAAAAAGCTAAAGAAATCGGTTTATATATTTATAAAACCGGTGGTGATAAATTAATGCATATGGTTATGAATTATATTATGGAAAAAGTATTAAAAGATATTGAAGATGGGGACGATTGGAAAATTTATGATTTAAGACAGTTAGAAGTTTGTTGGAATGGAATTGGTGAATGGCAGGCTTGATAAACATTATTTAAAGCTTTATTTTTATATTAAATAAAATGAAAACATATGAAACATTATTTATTCATTTTTGCTTAAAAGATACAGAGACAAATATTAAAAATGCTATTCAGGAAGGTATTGAAAAATTTAAAACTAAATATACAAGTGAAATTCCTGAAAAAATATTAAAATATGTTAATGATTTAACTTTAACATATTCTGAGAAAACAATAGAATTTGCTAAAAATGAAGATTTTAAATATCCATTTGATCATCAAGCATTTATAACAACATTTGAAATTGAATTATTTCATAAATTTAAAGTTGAACTATATCTTGATGGTCTAAATTAATTATTTAATAAATTTAAATATCGTAGAGAATACCACATTATTATCGCAGTTGATATTCCAACAAATGAACCTATTATAGCCTGTAACCATGTATGACATCTATAGTACATTACACGGGAATACATCATCATATAAATCAAAAAAACACCAATAATTATTGAAATAATAATATTTATATTCATTTCACCCTGATTATACCATATAATTAATATCACCCACATTATAAAAAAAGCCATTGATTGACAATGGCCACTCGGTAATCCACCAGATGTAATAGGTTCATTAGATTCATAATATGCACAATGATATCTATTGGGTCTATCTTCTAATAAAGGCCAATTTAATGAAATATATTTTGTTGATACTTCCCATATCAATCCATTTAACAACAAACCTATAAATAACCAAAAAGAATATAAACTTTTATATAAAATTGAGTCCATAAAACTAATAATCGTTAAGATCATTGGGAATGTTCTAAATATTTCAAATATAGTAGATAACATTTACTTTAATTTATTTATTTTTTTGACTTATGTTTAAATATAACATAAAGCATAGTTTACTAACAAAAATATCTTTAATAATATAAAATGAAAGTATATAGAAGTGAAAATAGATTAACAATTGATAATTGTGCTCAATTAACAAAAGAATTACAAAATAAATCAGTTGAAGATCGACAATTAGCAAATTTTTATTATACAAATGACTGTAAATGTGAAGTTTTAGATGACTTTTTATTTGATAATAATATGGTTGTTAAAGACGGATATGGTTTTACTAACGGATGCTCTGTTGATGCAGATTCTGAATTAAGAATTAATGGCACAGGCTTAACACACGATAAAGAAAAAATTCAATTGTGTGCAAGAGTTAATACAGGAGGTCCTAATATTAATAAAGGTGGTTTAATACCAAATATTGATTCCAGATTAAAAAATGCTGAAGATACAAGCAGGTGGAGAAGTTGTGATAAAATATCAGAACATGATTTTGATCGTTGGGTTCCATTTGTTGGATGTTTAGGTCAAGGAATACAAAATCCAGATCATATTATACCTCCATGGGTAAATGGGGGATTGGCAACACGATGGGATGTTCGATCCACTGAATATTTGAATAAATGTGGATTTGAAAACAACGGGAAAAATTGGATTCGCAAGGAAGCAAATTAAACTTTAAATTATTCGATTTTTTAATACCCACTCAATCATATCCCTATCATTTGTATGCATTGCAACTCTTCCTATTCTATTAATAATTTCTAAAGACACAGGGACGTTATTTTTAGCTTCAGATTTAATATAATCTTCTGCAAATTTTTTATCATTCTCAATCATATCTTTAAATTTTTTCACTTCTGACTCCCTTTTTCTAGCTTCAGCTACCTCTTTTTCATTTCTACGTTCTTCACCCTTTTTAACTGCATCTTTTAAAGAAATCTCGTTATCTTTAGTTATTTTTTCTACAAAATCAAAAAATGTTTGTGATTGTAATATATTTTTATATTCAATTGATTTATCATATTGTAAATCACTTGCATCCCCATTTGATTCATTAAAATTCATTTCACATATTTTATATTCATATACTCTACACCAATCTCCTTTAATATTCGATATATTATTTGCTTGTTTTTCAGTTTCAATTCTACAAGCAATGTCAAAACAAGTATCATCATAATTTTCATAAATAGCCATAGGTTCACTAGAAAAAGAAGAGTATTCACCACTTTCCTGAAGTATTAAGAAAACTTTTTTCATTTTATAAATATATTAATTATTATCTTTAAATATTAATTATAATTTACTATAGGAGGTGGATTTATATTCATTAAAATTATTATTATGATAAATGAGATGAATGATATTAATGATCCAATATAAAAATTCATATCTGTTTTATAATGATTTGAATATCTTGAATTTCCCCCTTCTAAAACTAAAATTTTACATCTATCTGAATTAAGATGATTTAATGCAACAGTTGCATTATTACATTTCATTTTTAACCCTCTACATTTAACTAAATCTTTACAAGATAAATCATAAATCGTAATATTTTTATCATAATCATATAAATATATATTCATATTACATTGAAAAGAATCAACATTTTCAATTGATAAAATTTTACCAGTTGTTAATGCATTGCAAGAATAAAATAACATTTCAGTAGCAGCTGGGAAAAATAGAATAGACATAGGTGATAAAGCTATTAATAATGGAAATAACAGTATCCAAATACAAAAATTCATTTATTATTTTTATTTAATATATTGATTACCTTTATATCATTTGATTCATTATTTTGAATTCTTATTTTGAATCTTCCATATGTTATTTGCCATGCTGTATAAATTATTTAATGAATATGATGGAATATTACTTCTCTTGAGTATTTTTATAAAACGAGAGATATACATTATTTTTGGATCTAAAGAATAATAATACATTAAATTTCTAACTGAAATATCTGGATAGGTAATTATATTCTCTTTGATATATAAAGAAAAAAGTGTATCAGTTTTCTTATCCCAAGTAGTTGACATAATTATTTATTAAATTATATTCTTAAATTCTTTTAAAAATTCTTGACATGAATATATAATTTAAATTTTATTCACTGAAAAAAAATATCTGTATATCATAAAATGAGTTTCAATCGTTTATCTTATGATGACTGTGCATACAAATCAGAACTTAATGAAAGTGTATCTTATCTTGGATATATGCTTGACCCCGTTAGATATGAACATTGTTCAACATGCAGACCTGAACTTGGAATCGTTGGCGGAACTGCTGTAAGCCATATTAAAGGTAATTTAGTTGATCTAGAAAATAATTTATTCGGTATTGATAGACCAAATACACATTGCCCTGCACAAAAATGGCTCCCTAGATCTGATGGATTTGTACAAGGCAATGAGTCAATTAAACCAGTGTGCCATCCTAAAATTGATACCTCAAAAGTTCATTTGAAATCATGTCAATTTGCAGATACATTAAATACTCCTCAACCCCCCCCACTTAATCTATTCAAATGCAATGCTAGACAATGAATAAAAATTAAAAACAAAACTTATTCTTCGATATAAATCAAAATTATATAATTCAAAAATAATCACTCTTATACCTTTTCATTTCCTTATAAGTCTCATTTAGATTAAATAGTAATCCCTGTGAATCTGGACTTTCTGAATCATTCGAGTATCTTACATCATTTTTATTTACGATATGACTGTATGTAGTCATTTTACCCTTTCCCTTAACAAAAATATCATCATTTCTATTAAATTCGGATTTTGTATTAAGATCAAATAATTTATATGTTTGTTCTGATACTTGGATCTGTCCAGGAATACATGTCGATTCCATACGACTTGCACAATTCATTGAATCACCAAATAAACAATATCTAGGCATTTTTTTCCCAATTATACCACTATATACTGGACCACTATGAATACCAATTCTTAATTGCAATAAAGAATGGTCAGCAGGTGAATAAAAAGGTTTTTCTAGACATTTCTTTGCAAATTTAAATAAATTACAGGCATCTTCCATGATATCAGTTATATTATCATTTTCAAAACTACATCTATTAACACCATTTTGATCCTTTTTTACAAGTCCACATACTGCAACATAACAATCACCAACGGTTTCTAATTTGTATATATCATAAATATTTGTTAATTTATCAAAATATCCAAAGATTGAGTTTAAAAGATCCATAACTTCAGATGGTCTTATTTTTTTACTCATATTTGTAAATCCTACTATATCACAAAACATTATACTTACACATTGATGATCTCTAGTTAAATCATTTAGGTTTCCTGTAATATGAAGTGAATCAAGAATATGTTTCGGATATAAATTATTTAATACAGATTCTTGATTATTAGTAATTTTAATTAACAATTTTTCTGTAGCCACATGATTTGTGATATTTTTAAAATAACATATAATTTTATTTGGTTTATAATAATCCATATTCAATTCATATACATTTTCAACTTCATTTGTCTTCTCGGCTTCGATATCAAATGATTTAATAACTCGAGGTGACATTGATAATTTAAGGGTTGCAATTTCTAATTCTAAATTATTATCTCCATTAGTTTTTTTAAGTTTAATAACATCACTATATTTTGTATTGCTTTGTAAACATTGATTAATACCTTTAATTATATTCGGATTTAATGACTTTATATTATTAATGTTCTTAAAATTGTCTTTAAATAAATCATTTTGTTTTACTACACATCCATTTGTATCTATTATGCAAGCATAATACGGTACGGTGTTAATCCAATGTTTCCGTCTCAAAATTGTCGAAAAAAACATATTTAAAATTTTTAATTAGGAACTTAACCGATTTTATATGTCATCTATAATACTATTCCAATAATATGAATCAATTTTTTTATAGTATATGCAATTTTGTCAAATAAATAGTAATTTATTTAAAAAATTGATTTATAATAATATTTTATTTTAATATTATTACACAAATGTTATCAACATTATTAAAACCTTTAGATGAAAATGAAGTCGATATTAAAAATTATATTATGAAATTATCTCAAAATATTATTATTCAATCAGAAAAAAATGATATAATTAAAATTATATTTTCTAAATCACAAAGACATACTGTTAAATGTATTCAATTTGATTTTAATTGGATTATTAAACCAGAATTTAAAATTGTTGAAGATGCTTTAATTAAATTATCTTCAATAATAACTTTATTAAAAATTTATAAATTTAAAGATAATTATTCGATATGTATAGTTCAACATATGATTTTCTTAAATAAGATTCTTAAAGAAGGTTTAATTACATATGGTTGTCTTAAACCACCATATATTATTGAATTAACAACTAATAAAGATACAATTTTAGAAATTGCTAATCAAGTTGATAAATATTTATTAGTTCATTCAAAACCTATAAATATAACAATTTAAACATATATATCATTAATATTTTTATGTTTAATGAGTGCTGATCCAACACCTCTAGGATTAACAGGTTTTTCATCTGTTGTTTTAATGATTAGTATGTATTATGTAGGTATATTATCAAATTTACTTTGGTTAACTTCAGTTGGAACTATTGCCGGAATTACATTATTATTAAGTTCCTATCATCATCTTAAAATTGGTAATACAATCCCTGGAACTACATTTGGTGTTTACGGATCTTTTTGGATATCAGTTGTATTATACAATATAACTTTACCAACAGATACAGAATTTGCAGAAGCAATGACATATATAAGAATTCCTATAGCTATTTTTACATTATATGCATGGATAGTGTCACTTTATATATCTAAAATATCATTCTTGATATTTACAACATTAGAAATTAAAATCCTCCTTTTTATTATTGGATATTTTACACATGAAGATATAATTATGAAAATAGGGGGAGTTAGTGGTATTATTTGTTCAATTTTAGGTTATTATACTGCAGCTAGTTTAATGTTAAAACCATTCACTAATTTACCATTAGGTAAACCAATATTATATCCTAAAAATTTAAATTAAATAATATAAATGAAATTTGATTATCAAACAAAACTAATCATGATTGGAAAAAATAATCTAGTAGCATTTTATAAATATAATAATAAAATTGGATTTATACCTGCAGAAATTAACTTCATTTATAGAGGCAAAACTTATAATACATCTAATATCATGACATTACTATCATCTCTCTACAAAAATAATTTAATTGGTAAAGTATCAACTCAGTTTACTATTAATGATTGGTATATTAATAATTTATTTAATAAAAAGAAATTTATTGAGTTTAATAAAGAATTAAACGTTCTTTTTAATTCCCTCCAAGTAAATATGTAATTCTTCACAATTAGCTTGAAGTCTTTCTAACAATACATCAATATTTGCAATCATTATACTATCATCATTATAAGTTGTCTTTAAGTTTGTAAGACCTGATTGACAATTTGTCATCTCTGTAAAAATTCTTGTTAATACCCAATCCTTTAATTCAATATCGATTTGTTTTGATACAACACCTTTAGTTAATTTTGTAGCATTCATTATAGTATTTCGTATATGAAGCATTGTAGATTCTCTAGAATCTTTATTAAACCATCTCCTGATTTTTTGCATTTGATCATCATGCTCAAGAGTTAATGATCCCTTTTTAATACAAAGCCTTCCATTCTTTGGGACCATCCCAATTATTTTAAGATTCATGATAATGTTATCAACATGATCATCAGAGTTCATTTTATTTTTAATAGTATTTAATTCACTTAAATAGAAATATTTATTAATTTATAAATTTTGGTAAAATATTTTTAGAAATTTTGTTTCAAAACTATTCTGAGAATCAAAGTTCGCACACACACCGTTATTCAGTTCCAAAGACTGAAAACATGTGTTTATGAATTATTTATGGTATACCAAACACCATATATATCAAAGTATTTTAAAACGGAACCTGAAAATGGTCTATGACCATAAAATTAATATCACATGAGATTTTTATACCTAAGACTGATATTGGTCTGGATAATATTTTATAAAAAGGAACTTATTAACGGTTGTAAAGAACTCTATAATGATCCCTTGAGTAAAAGTATTAATGGTATATAATAGTTCTGCAAGTTTTTCATCATGAAACATTTATTAGAAAAATTATTATCCAAGATAATGATCAATAATTAAAACATGTAAATCTACACAAAACATATTTTATGGGGACTATAATTATATTTACTATAATCTTACTAATTATAATTCTTGTGAAACATTTTTATAAAAAGTTTGTTTAAAAACTCTTTTATAAATCAAAGTTCGCACACACACCGTTATTTAGTTCCAAAGACTGAAAACAAGTGTATATGAATTATTTATGGTATACCAAACACCATATATATCAAAGTATTAAAAAACGGAACCTAAAAATGGTATATGACCATAAAATTAATATCACATGAGATTTTTATACCTAAGACTGATATTGGTCTGGATAATATTTTATAAAAAGGAACTTATTAATGGGTATAAAGAACTCTATAATGATTCTCCTTGAGATTTACTATACATTAAAGTCATTTATTATAGAGTAATTTAATAGGTACTTTAAAATGGTACTTTAAAATAACGTAATTAAATATATCTAATATATAGATTGTTAATATAGATATAAGTTATATTTTATAACAGAACTTAATAATGGTACTTTTAATTATAATAAGTATTTTAATATATAAAGATATATCATAAAAATAGATCTTAAGATGATCTATACATGTCAAAGATGTGGTTATATAACGGAGTATTCTTCTAATTATAAGAAACATATCAATGCTAAGAAGATTTGTTCACCTTTATTATCAGATATATCTAAAGAACAACTGTTATCTGATTTATCAGATATGCAAAATGATAAGAACTATATGTGTGATAGATGTAATAAAAAATACAAGACTACAGAAACTTTAAGAATTCATAAGAAGACTTGTTCATCTAACTCGAGTCATCCAACACAGATAATAAACAATAATATTAATACAACAAATAATAATAATAATAATATTCAAGTAAATATTCAAATTAATGCACCAAATAATATACCAAATATTAGGGAATTTTTGAGTGAGAATATGGAATATATTACCGATGAATTTATATTGAGATGTGCAAAGAAGTTAGATAATGGATTGATTGAATTAATAAAGAATGTAAGATTCAATCCAGAATATCCAGAGAATATGAATATAAAATTACACACAAAAAGAGATAAAACATTATATGTATTTAAAAATAATAGATGGGAAATATGTGATGGTAATACAACACTTGAGAGTATGATAATACAAGGGGCAAGGATTATTAATCAAAGTCTTCTTACAAACACAGATGCTGAAAAGATGCTAGATGAAGATTCGTATGAATCTAAAATACAATCCTGGTTACTATCAATATTACCAAAGGATAATTTACGAGTCTTAAATAAACTATCAAAATCTATATATGCAATGATACTAGATAATCAACAATTAGTAGTCATGGAAAAATAAATCATTTTAGAGTTCTTTGTAACCATTAATAAGTTCCATTTTATACAAAAATTTATAGACTAGGAATAGTCTATAAATTTTTAAAATACATTAGATATTGTTTTATGGTCATATATCATTTTAAGGTTCCATTTTGAAGTACCTATGATATTATGATGTTAGATATACCATAAATAATTCATATATACTTATTTTCAGTCTTTAGAACTAAATAATGGTGTGTGTGTGAACTTTGATCCATAGAATAGTTTTAGAACAAATTTTTATTAAAATGTTTTGCAAGAATTATAATTCAATTAATAAAATATTTGGTAAGAGAAGTATTAGTATTTTATGTAGTAAATATTCATTAACCATTAAAGAGTTCCTTTTAAAAATGTAACCGTTATTAAGTTCTTTTTATATTAAGTTTATAAATACTATAAACAGTCTTAAAAAATAAAATAATTTTTAAGTCCCTAACCATTTTTAGGTTCCGTTTTTTAATACTTTGATATATATGGTGTTTGGTATACCATAAATAATTCATATATACTTATATTCAGGCTTTGGAACTTAATAACGGTGTGTGTGCGAACTTTGATCCATAGAATAGTTTTTTGTACAAATTATAAACTTTTGATAATATTAATATTTATAAAATATTTATATTATAAATATTAATATGGATAATATATTTACATATAGAGATAATGTTGAAGGTAAAATTGGAATTGGAAAACTACCATTAGAAATTAATACTCTTTTGAATGATATATCAAAAGAGTATAATAGTTTAATTATAAATAAAGATGTTTCAACCTATCATACATGGTTTTTTGATATGCCAGCATCTATAAAAAATAAAGTGGAAAAAATCCAAAAAAATAATTTTTGGAATAAATTATGTGATAACAGTGATAAATGTATTAAATTTAATGCTAATGAAATGGATGAATTATATTATTCAAAACCTAAAAATAATTTAAAAAGGGTTAATTTATATGGATCATCAAGTAATTATGGTATTCATAGAGATTGTATTTTTAATTTTAATGGAATTAAATTTTATAGAATTCTTATTGGTTTAACTGATGGAAACGATAGTATTATAACATATTTTAATAATTTTAATATTGGGCATAAAATAAATACTGGGGATTATATTGTTTTTGATTTCGATAAAACAACACATGAAGTAATTAATGAAAAAAATATAGTTACCCCAAGAATTATATTAAAACTACATTATATTTTATGTGAAAATTGTAAGTACTCTACTCAATATGTTAAAAATATTAAATATATATATTTAATATACGAATATATTACTCGTTATATAATGAAGACAGGAACTGATCCTAAAACATATTACCAATTTTTTTTGGGTTTGGGGTGTCAATATTTATATACAAAATATATTCAATATATAATACTAATAATAATAATTTTTATTATATTAATATTAAAATTCATATTTAAAATTAAATTTATATACAAAAATATTTCAATCATTTCATTATATATCCTAATGTCTTTGATAACTTTATATTTTATAATTGTATACATTTATTGGGCAAGATTTACATTATTTAAAATTAGTTAATATTAAAAATGAATAACAATACATTTTTTAAATTTGAAGATAAAGAAGAAGGAAATGTATCTATTGGGATTATTCCAAATCATTTACATAATAATATTGATATTATAGAGAAGACATTTTATAATGAAATACCAGAAGTTAATAAAGAAAAAATTACATATCATAAATGGTGTGATGATTTAAATTATAATATAAAAAGTAATATTGATGTTATTAAGAAAGATAATTTTTGGATAAATTTATGTAATAGAAAAAAATGTGATTTTGTTGAACTGAATAGTATGGATGAAATATATTATGCAAATCCTCAAAAAAAAGTAGGTAAAAATTTATATGGGGCTGTTGGAAATTTTAATGTTCATAGAGATGGTCATTTTAGTTTTCTAGGAGTTCACATATATAGGATTTTAATTGGTATTACTGATGGTAATACCAATGTTATGACTTATCTTCCTAATTTAAATTATGGTAAGTCGATTGCTAAATATGAATATTTAGCATTTGATTTTGATAAAACATCACATCAAGTATTAATAAATAATATTTATGATAATAATAAATACAGAATTATTTTAAAGTTACATTTTATGACTTGTGAAAATTGTAAATTACCTAAATGGTATATTAGTTTTTTGACAAATTTCTATACAAAATACCTTAAAATAACAAGATATATTATGGAGAATGGAACAAATCCAAAAACTGTATTAGGATTTTTTTGTGGAGTATTATCATATATTATAGGTTCAAATTATAATTTATTGCTAAGTTTTTTTATATTTTTTATTGTATTATTTATTTTAATTTTTAATACAAAAAAAACAAAAAAGAAATTTGTAAAATCATCATTATTAATGTTAACAATAATATTATTATTAAAAACTATATTTATATGTATAATTATATTTTTGTTGATTGTATTATGGGAGTATTTATATTTTAAAATCACACAAAACAATAAGGTACCAAATTAATCATATGTTTTAATAATTGTATAATAGCATTAAATATACTTGTCTCTCTATATAATCTATTATATAAGTATGTTTTCTCGTTAAAGTAAATATGTGACAATTCAGGTAACATATATGTAATTAAAATTATTATTAATAATGTTATTTTTGAAGTGATATTTAAATAATAAAAAATAATATATATTGTTATTATTATTATTATTATTTTAAGTATAAGAGCTAAATTCTTATAAATTATAAGAATTATTACTACATACAAAATTATTAAAATATACCTTATATTTTTAGGAAATATAAAACAAAATGCAATAAAACCTACTAAAAATGAAAAAATGTGTATAAGTCTGTTATAAAAATTCTGGTGAAATTTTTTAAATTCATAGTAATCATTAACCATAACTATTTAATTAAATACTATATTTTAAATAAACACTTCATACTAAATGGTAAAAGATATAAAATATTTGTTATAATATTAATTGGATTAATATTATTTATATTTAATAAAGTTGGTTCTTTTGTTAAATAATGTGATAAATCTGGTAAAAAATAGAAAACAATAAATAATACTAAAATTGTAATTTTAGAAATATTATATTTTGAAGCATAATAGACCATTATAAATAAAATAATAAAAATTATTAATACTATTAATATATTATTTATTGTAAATAATAGTAATAATGAATATATAATTATCAATAATTTACTGTATTTTCTTGATAAAATAAATAAACTTGTCATAAATATAAAGCCACATATTATGTGAAATTCAATATTATATATATTTTTATGATATTTTTCAAATTCTTTGAAATCATTTTGTAACATTTTATATATAATTATATTTGATTGACATTTAAATAAATAATTAATTATATTAAACTAATTAGGAGTAGTATGCCTTAAGCTGTGAATATTCTCTTTATGAAAAATAAATCTGTCTCCTTTATTATAAAAGTTATCGGTAGGTGTTTTACATACTGTTCCCTGATATAGATCACATGAAACATCTATAATTTTAACCCATGCTTCTTTACTATTTTTAACAAGATGGGCATATTTATATTTACCATATCCTGATGGAATATCTATTGGTTTTGATTTATTAACATTCCAAGATTCAATATGTAATGGTTTAATCTCTTTAAAAGACATTTTTACTAATGAAAACAAATTATTTTAAAAAATTAATTCAAATTTTTAAATATTTGTACATAATTTATTAATATTATCAAATATTGTTCTGTAAAATTCAGAGTTAAAACCTAATATTTGGGTTTTAGTTGCTGTATTAAATGTATTATCTTGTTGAATAGCATTTATATTTTTTTCACAAATATCACATACTTTAAATAAGAATTGACTAGTCTTTAGTGATGGTTTAGTAATATGTGTAACTGAATTAACAATTGATATTGCTTTTGCATTATTTACATCAGCTTTCCATGAATCTAATGTTGATAACCGTTGGTTTATTTGTTTTAATGTATTTTCTGATGTACAAGAAGTTTGAAAATCCTGGAGTTGACATAATGTTAAAGAATAAACATCTAACAATTGTATATATTTAACATCCATCTTAGTTGCTTTTAAGATTTGGAAAACCTTTTTTGCATCAACAGATAAATCAAAACAAGGAGGAAATGTATTATATGGATTTAATTCAGATGAAGTATTTTTAGATTTTTCGGCAGTTATTGTAATCGTTTTTTCACCAGTTATTGGATATATAATTTGTAATGGTACTATTGATGATTTTTGAGTAGCTATTAAAATAATAAATGTGATACAAAAACCAAAAAATATAAAAAATATAATTATAATAGCAAAATTAGATATAGATTCATTGTCACCACCTTTCATTTTAATCTTCATTTTAATATTTCTGAATAAAATAAATATTCTCAATGGTCACCTCTTTTTAATGATTTAGTATTTCATTTAGCTTTTTTATATATCCCTTGTTTCACATCAGGTAAATTAAATAATGCGTATTTAACTTTACAATTAGCATCCCTACATTTTAGCATTTTTAAATATTATTAATTAACATTTTATTCATTTTTTTATATAATATTATAATAAATGTCATTTTGCAAAGCTCGATATGATGACGACACATATAAGACAAAATTAAACGAATCAATTGGACCTGGAAATTATATGCTTGATCGTTTAGCTCCATGTGATAACTGTGTCTATTTTGGAGGAGGGGGGCCTATTTTAAATGGACATGGAGGAGGTGTTTGTGATAAAGAACTCATAGATGTTGATAGCGAATTGATGGGAATTACGAGGAAATATAGTCAATGTCCTGCAGATAAATATTTACCTAAAAAAGAACCCTTTTGCAAAGTAAATCTTACAGGGTTAAAAGAATGTGATTTTTTAATTCCCGAGCCTACTTTAATTTCAAATCCTAAATGTACAGGCCATGAAACGACTGTCAATAGATGGGAATGGTTATGTAAAAATCCTCAGGATAATGCATTAATTTCTTTCGACTGGAATATTAATAATAGATTGGTCGTGAAAGATAATCACAGACCACTGGTGGAAAGACCAATTGATCAAAGTGGTGCTCTTCCTCCTCCTTGCAATAACAAAGTCAAATATGATTGGGCATCCAGATACAGTCAATCACCTTACGAAATGCCTTCTTTACAATTAGCACCATGTGCAAATATCCCTTTATTATAGGTATTTTATTTAAATGATATAAAACATTAAAATTATACAATTTATTTTTTTTGAATAGATGATGAAAAAAAATATGAATTTATAATATACAAATACAATGAGTGAATCTAAAAGAACTTTTACAATTCAAGGATCTGATTTAGGTTTCGAAGGTGGAAGATACAAAGGCACTTTACCTGGTTTAGCCGCAAGAAAAGCAGCCAAACAATTATTCCGTATGGTTGAAAATAAAGATCATAAAAAAGAATGGAGCAAGTACCATAAATTCAATTCATATCATAAAATCAAGTTTATTCTCCGTGAAATCAGCAGAGGATCAGATAAAGGTACTCATTATTATGAGGCAACTATTGAAAAGCTTAAAACTCCAATTGTAATTAAACGGGGTGATGTTGAAATTACAGTAACCAAGAAAATTCATGTTAAGACATGCACTGATCACTTGACAACTGTTGGTCATACTCCCAAGACTTCCTAAATTAGTTGTGATAATTCATTAAACTCTCTTAATAATCTCTTCTTGCAAACTAAATATTGAGGATTATTATTACAAATATGCCACTGACGTTTAATAATAGAAGCGTATTTATTTGAATCTTTTATTTTAGTTACAATATCATAACTCTGAGCTAATTTTTGTCTTTTAATATTATTTAAAATATTACCATGTATTATTTCGATTTCTGTAGGGAAAAAGCTTTTATTATAATCCAAAAGATATACGCTTATATATTGATTAGCAATTGGATTAATTGTATATTTATCATATTTTTTAGTCCATGCAAAACATGTATCATTTGGTTTTAAATAAATTTTTGCGGATTCACTTAATTCATTTCTCCATATATCACGGGTTTCATAAATTTGTTTAGCACCTGCAATAGTAAGAAATTTAACGTCAAATATGATAGGTTCATCTGTTGGATTTCTATATCCAAGTATAAAATCCCCAGATGTTTGTATACATTTATCAAAATCGTTTAAAGAATATCTTAAATCGTGTTTACAAAGAGAGTATTTTTTAGCAAATAAAGAGAATTCACAGTTTGTAAAAAAGGGTTCTAAATTTATTTCATGATTTTTTAAAGTAATAACTTTATGTAAATCATTTTTTTTAATATATTTTAATGTTTCCATATTAAAAATAATAATTCAAAGTCTTTTAAATATTATTTAAAAATAATTGATTTTATATTAAAGAGATGGCTTATAAAAATGGATAATAATTTTAGAATTGAGATTATTAAAATTTGTATGAAATGTGCTTTAGATGATTTTAATAAAACTAATGATGAAAAATACATAGATGAATATAACTATTTTAAAGAGATGCTTGATAATATGGATATAATAAATATAGAAATAAATTTAAATGCGGAAAAATTAAATCGATTAAGACTATGTTCTTGAAGTGTATTTTTTTTATACTTTATTATTAATAAAGAATGATAGAGGTTTATGTTCTATTAACCCTTGCAGCTGTAGGATATTTGTTAAATAAAACAAATAATGATGTTAAAAAGACCAATACTAATATAATTCATCAAAATGAAATGCCTTCAATGAAGAATATATATGAATCGACACATTATAATGATACAGATATGATTTTAAAACAAAAGGCTGATAGAAAATTTCAAGCCTCTTTAAATCCTGGAAAAACCAATGTAATTTCTTATAATCATGGATTAATAATGGATAATTTAAAGGAAGATCAGGAGGAGGAAAAGATTTTATCACTATCAGGGGAATATATAAATAAAGAGAATTTCACTCATAAGAATATGGTACCTTTTTATGGAGGATCAATAAAACAGAATATGGATGATAAAGCGAATAGGAATTTACTTGAAACATTTACAGGTGTAAATGATTTACAAAAAAATAAATGTGAAACAGCATCATTTTATGATTTAACTAAAGATATGGGAAATATTAATGGCTCACAAGATGCTTCTGATTTTTACAAGGATCGTATGGTTGCACCTACATTAAGAGCTCATGAATTTCCTATACCACAAATACAAGTTGGTCCAGGTATAGGTCAAGGATATACTTCAACACCATCAGGTGGATATCAACAGTTTGAAGCTCAAGATTATGCGAAGAGCAAATGTGTTGATCAATTGAGAACAAAATTAAATCCCAATAAAAATGCTATTGGTATGGTTGATGTTTCAAAAGAAACATATGCTGGTAGAACAGTTGATGGTTTAAAGACTGGTTTAAGAGGTAAAATGGGTAAAATGAATAAAAATCGTGTTGACACATCATATGAACAAACGGAAGGTATGTGGTTGAAAACTACAGGTGCTAATTTAAAACCAACAAAACATGGTGAATGGAATGTAAAGGAAACAAATCGTATGACTACTACTAGGCAACAATTAGGTACAGCATTTGCAAGTAGTCAATTGGCTCGTACAGGTGATCCAAAAGTAAAGAGAACATCAAGACAACAATTAAAAGGAAATTATTTAGGAGTGGGTTCAATGGATAAATATGGTGTAGGTAATAAATATGATTATGGTAAATCACAAATATTAGTGTATAATAATGAAAGAGATGTAACATCTACAAAAGTTTATCAAGGAAATGTTACATCATTAATCAAAGCTATAATAGCACCATTAGAAGATATGATTAAAGTTACAAAGAAACAACATACAGTTGATAACCCAAGACATTTCGGTAATATGAAGATACAAATACCAAGTAAACAAACCGTTTATGATCCTAATGATGTTGCTAAAGCTACTATCAAAGAAACTACAATCCATGAATATATTCTTGGAAACTTGAAAGGAAATGAAAAATTGACTATTTATGATCCAAATGATGTTGCAAGAGCAACTACAAAAGAAACAACTGTACATGAATATTTACTTGGAAACTTGAAAGGAAATGAAAAATTGACTATACATGATCCAAATGATGTAGCTAGAACCACAATTAAAGAGACTACAGTTCACGATTATATATTAGGAAATTTGAAAGGTAATGAAAAAATTACAATTTATGATCCTAATGATGTTGCTAGAACAACTACAAAAGAGACAACTATTCACGAATATTTACTTGGAAATTTAAAAGGTAGTGAAAAACAAACAATTTATGATCCAAATGATGTAGCTAGAACCACAATTAAGGAAACATTAATACATGACGAGATTGGTACAGGTACTATAACAGGAGCTAAACAGTTATATGTTTATGATCCCGAAGATGTTGCAAAGAAAACAATTAGAGAAACTGTTGAAAGAGATGATTATGAATTGAATATGTCATCAAGAGTATATAAAGGGAAGATATATGATCCTGAAGATATTGCAAGAAGAACAACAAAAGAAACAACTGTTGATTTAGAAAGAGAATTTGGTAATATAGATAGATGGGCTAGAGGAGGAGCTTATGAATCTACTGAATATGATGCCAAAGATACACAAAAACAATTCTTATCTGATTATGATTATTATGGAGGTGCTATGAGGGATGGTGGTGAAGGTTATGTAACAAATGAATATGATGCCAAGGATACACAGAAACAATTCTTATCAGACTATGAATATTATGGTGGAGCTGCTGGTGTTGAAGATAAAAAGCAAATGTCATATGATGATATGTTTAATGCAACAATAACTGAAAGAAAAGAAGTTTTACTTTTTGATAGGGAACCAACACAAAGTGGAAATAAGGTTTTTAATGATTGTATGAATGTTGCTGTTCCTAGAAAAAATGAGTGTGATATAAGAACAGAAAGAGAAAATTTAAATCATACACATATAACTAATGAAATTCCTACTTCAAGTGATTATACTGTAACAAAAATGAGGAAAAATACCATTTATGAAGCAGATGATCGTTTTGATGTATCATTATTAGATGCATTCAAGGATAATCCTTATAGAATTGATATTACAAAACCATTTTAAATAAATTCTGTAAATATTTTTTGTTTGATTATATTTAGTAATATTAATAGATAATGTCAGCACCTTACAAAGCTAGTTTTGCTCTTGCTCCTAGCAACACTTCTATTTTACCTGGTTCATTATGTAATGATCTATTAATATGGACTGGGAATTCGAATCAAAATATACTCTTTGGTGTATCCAATGTCAATACATACATGTCAGTGAGTGGTAGTGGAAACATGTCACTCTCAGGAAATGTCGCATTTTCCAATCAACTTCAACTGAGTGGTATCATGTTAACCCAGAGAACCTCTGCTTTTACAAATAATGTGACTTCAGCTATAACAGCTTTACAAGGGTTTGCTTATGTGAATGGGGATGTACAAATTACGATGAGTAATGTACAAAGCAACGCCATCCGGTTTCTACAAAATAATACTGAATATATGAGAATCTCTTCCAATGGATTTGTAGGAATTGGTACAACAAACCCAACAGGTCGTATTAGTATTATAGGTGATGGAGTATATCCAGGCATAGTAATAGATGGTATATCACGTGATATAGGATATCTAGGTAATTTACAGATTGGTACATGGGATGGTAATAATTGGTCAGAGAAAATAAGATTAGATTCAGTTGGTAATTTTGGTATTGGTACAACAACTCCAACAGCTCCATTAACGGTAATTGGAACTGGAAATGGTGGAGGAGGAACACCTATAGCATATTTTTTAAATTCAAATGGTATGCCTTTAATTGAAATAGGTAGTGCAATTAACAGTAATCTCTATATAAATTATTATTCAAATTTAAATTATAGTCAAATAGGGATTTATAATGGAAGTTCAACTTTAAATATTACTAGCAGTAATATTGGTGTTAATACATCAACTCCATTATCAAAATTTACAATTAAAAATGGATATAGTGAAGGTATTTCAGGTGGTTTTTGTATAGATGCAACAGATGGAGGAGCATATAATATGGTTCTCGCATCATATTTACAAGGGGGAGCACAAGTTGGTTATAGATTTACTGTTAATAATTTAGCATCAACAGTAACAAATACATTATGTTTAGGATATAATGGATATATAGGAATAGGTACACAAAATCCAGGATATCTATTAGATGTAAACGGAGGTTTAAGAGCAAGTAATATAACTACTTCGGGGGGATATTTTTATGCAATAGATCCAACTTATTATAGTACAGCTTCAACATTAAATACATTTGCAGCTTCTGGCGGTGTTACAAATACAGGGGGATATACAGTTTCTGGAGCAGGGCAAATAATTACTGTTACTAATGCGGGTATTTATTCAGTGACATGCAGAATACATAGTGTACCTTTTTCTGCGACTGCTCATACAGTTACTACATATATGTCTAGTAGTTGGGGAATGAGTATTATTGGAAGTACATCTATGAATAGTTCTAATAATACTATGAGTGGAAATGGTGATGCATATACGGTTTGTGGCTGGACAGGATATTTAGCTGCAGGCTCCGCACTTTCTTTCTATTCTGTTTCTACGTTAATTTGTAATTGGAATTTTGCGGGTAATCAAAATATTGTTGTTATTAAATATTTAATGGCTGCTGCATAAATTATATTCTATAAATGTTCATCTTAATAATGCGTTATTTTAAATGAATAAAATAGCTCTTTATAAAAAAATGCGTGACAATTTACTTTTATTAAAGGAGAAACGTAAAGAGCATCTAGATAAATTAATAAGAATATCTAAAAAAGTTTATTTTAATGGGGTTTTCAGTATTTATGAAAATGTAAAAAAAAATAACAAACAGAAAAAATTATTATTAAAAGAATTTCAACATGCTTTGTGTGATATTCCAAAATGGGATGAATCTATTTTAAAGAATGAATATAATAAATTTGTCAGTGTTTATAGCAAATTTGATGCAATTATAGGATATCTTTTTAAAATACATGTAAATATTTATTATCAAATAAATAATAAAAAGTTTGACTTTATATCAATTCCAGATACATCAAGTTATATTCATGAATGTTATATAAATATAGCAAGATATTTATGGAAAGAACCAATGTTATTTTATGATAAAGGAGACAAGGTTGAAAATCAAAGGAATTTAATGAAAGTTGATGAAATTATTAGTGCTAGTATTAATGACACTTTTATTAATTTATTGCCCCTAAATGAAAAAGCATGTTATGAAGATGATGATGAAGAAGATAATGATGAAGAAGATATTGAAGTTAATGAAGAAGAAGATGACAATGATGAAGATATTGAAGTTAATGAAGAAGAAGATGACAATGATGAAGATATTGAAGTCAAAGATGAGATTGAAGTCAAAGAAGA